CCGGTCTTTAAAATTTCTCCGGAGGGATTTTTTGTAAAAGCATTTTACATTATTTAAAAGCATGTAGGGTTCATTGAAATTTGTGAGTTGGTTTTTCTCTTCTCCTTTCACATTTTGCGATATTTCGATGGGTCCTACATGTTTTTAAATAGTGTAAAAGTACAACTAAACTATATTTGAACATAAACGAAAGAGACTTAAAGGAGGCATAAAGCAAATGGCAAGAATGCAAAAGGTTGGTGGAAGTGAATCAACCAAGAAGGTTCTTCCTGCTTTAACCCCAGAAGCAAGAGAAAGCCAACTCATTTCTTTGGCTATTAATCTTGCAGAGAAACAAATGCTTGAAGGAACCGCTTCTTCTCAGGTGATAACTCACTACCTCAAGCTCGGAACCGAACGATCCAGACTTGAAAGAGAAAAATTGCAGAGAGAAAACGAACTACTTAAAGCAAAAACCAAAGCGATCGAGTCCGCAGAGCACATCGAGCAGCTATATTCAGAAGCAATCAAGGCAATGCGCGAGTACGGTGGCAGAAAGGACATCGAAGATGATTAGAACATATTCCGAGATGATAAAGTTAGGCACATTCAAGGAACGTTTTAACTATCTATCGCTCGATGGGGTTGTTGCAGAGGAGACTTTTGGATTCGACCGATATTTGAATCAGAAATTTTATAGATCAAGAGAATGGAGACAACTGAGAAGCCGGATAATTGTTCGTGATAACGGATGTGACCTCGCGATGGATGGCTATGACATATTTGATCAGGTAATAATCCATCACATGAACCCAATTCGTTCTCAGGACATTATTCAGGTTACAGATTTTTTAACGAATCCTGAATATTTGGTCTGTGTATCCAAGCTAACACACAATGCCATACATTACGGTGATGAAACTCTCTTACCTTCTAACGCGGTGATAGAGAGAAAGCCAAACGACACATGCCCATGGAGGTAATAGTATGATTTTCTATAACAATTCCTCTTCTCTCACTCACCACGGCATACAAGGCCAGAAGTGGGGTGTTAGGAGGTTCCAGAATAAAGATGGCACTTATACTTCTGCAGGAAAGAAGCGATATGCTGGCAAGGTTGACGAAGAGTCGTCACGGGCTTTAAACGACGCTTTGTTTAATAGACACAGAAATGAAGAGTTATCAAGCAAAAAATTTGATCAATCGATAGAAGAGTTAAACAAAAAGTACGGTTATTCGGACGATATCGATCGGGACTATAAAAAGTATCGTGAATGGTACTTTAACAAGGATGGAACGAGGTCCGAGAAATCTTTAAATTACTCAAAAGAGTACGAAAAAATTTACGAAGATTACAGAAATGAGAATGCATGGAGAAAAGACATGCGTGAAGAAGAGAACAATTGGAGAACAGTTCAAAATAATAAAGCATTAAAAACAATGATGAAAAATGTGAAAGACACATTAAAGAAGATGGATGAGATTGAAGAGAAGACTATTGGCGAAAATTCTAAAGCTTATAAAGAGGCCTTCCAGAAGTATAAAGAACGACACAAATCAGATCCGGATCTTGGAAATGATACGGAAGCGTTGCTTTATGGTTTTGACCATGAAGTTTGGCGTGAGGGCAATAAAGACTATGACAGAGCTTATGCTCAATACACACAAGAAAGTAAAAAACTGAACGAAGCAAACAGTTCTCAAGTTAGAGAATTAATGCGTAAGGGTTTAGGAGAAAAAACATACAAGTCTTTAAGCAAAGAACAGTTGGAAACTGGAGAAGCGTTTGTCAATAGCCGAATCCGTTTCCGATTTGAAGATTAATAAGGAGGGCCCACCGATGGCGGAACAGAGTAGAGAACCCGAAATTCTCAAAAGTATCATAGACGATACAGAATACAATAAAACTCCTCAGAGTAGAAACGAGGAGATATTACTCTCTATCCTTAACGATACAGAGTATACAAAGACCCCACAGAGCCGAGAAGAAGAGTTACTGCTTGAGTTGAAAGGTAAAATCGGTCACGGCATTACTGTGGAACCTTTGTCGGTTACCGAAAACGGAACTTACACAGCTCCGACAGGTAAGGCATACAGCCCGGTTGAAGTAACCATCACCCCTCCGCAGATTGTGAAGAGGGTAACCGGCAACCCCATTGAATTTACAGACGGCGCAGACGCACCGCTTGTCAAGTGTACCACCGCCATCCAAGGAAATCAAGATTTGCATGGATATGATAAGCCGTGGGTTGGGGGAGCAGGGAAGAATAAGTGGAATGAAGATTATACAGGAATTAGTAGTGACATAATATATAAGGCTATATATGTTGGAAATGGTGCTTTCACTATGTCGACAACAACTCCGCCACAACAGGGTGCGGCTCCGCTATTTTTTCTGCCCGGAAATGTTAGTAGTGGAGCGTCAACAGCAACCAATGGTGTTTCTCTTGGTACATCACGGACAATTGCCTCAATAGATGGGTATGTCACAATTGCATACAGAGCTTTTTCTTCTGAATATAGTCCGGAAAACTATGAAACACAAGTTGAAAGTGGTTCACAAGCCACCTCATATGCCCCCTACTCCAACATCTGCCCCATAACGGCATATAACCAAAGTACGATTTCCGTATGTGGTGAAAATCGTGTAGATACAAGCGGCACAGATACATCCAAAGGTTATGTTAGCAACAGTTATCTTGGAAGTAATGGAGTAATAAATTCTGGAAGTACATGGAGAGTGTCTGAATATTTCTCTGTGTATGGTGGTGAAGTATATGATTTATCAAACCTCGCAGGAAATGCGCCGTCAATTTGTTTTTATGATGATAATAAAAACTATATATCGGGTGTTGCTTATGAAAATAGTAGCACACTTGAATTAACAACTCCGAGCAATGCTAAATATGCGAGATTATCATTTAATAAAAACAACAAATCAACGATTGATATTAGATGGAAAAATGCACCTACCCACACCACCACCTACCCCTCTGCTATATATAGAGGGAGTGAGGATTGCGTGAAGGGGGAAGTGACGAGTGAGAAACAGGTCGCAAAAGTATCTGATTTTACATGGACTTATGACTCTACATATCAGAGATTTTTGTCCTCGGCGGTTCCGGGAATAAAGCAAGTAGAATCAAGGCGAGGTTTTGTTTTGTCCGATTCGTATGAAGCAATAACGGACGGCAGACCTATTTCGAATGTTCCAGAGTTTGCTATATATGTTGGTGGAGAGCAAATCGTTATACATGATTCTCGTTATACATCATCATCTGATTTCGTTACCGCTATGGGAAATTCAGAATTTGCCTACGAACTTGCCACCCCCACCACCTCATCCGTCACCCCCACCAACCTACCCATAAAATCACTATTTGGGTATAACCACATAGAGAGCAGTACGGGGGATATGGTTATCGACTACATAACGGATCAATATCAGAATTTCGTCGATACAGTAAACCGAGCAGTACCCAATATCAGAAAGAGTGGCCATAGTGCTATGGATGTATTCCTTTCACTGGAACAGTACGAGGAACCCGAGCCCGAAGATGACGAGAAATCAGTAGACGATCCTACAGAGGAACTTACAGAAGACAAGAAGGAGAATTCAAAATGATCAACGAAGAAACCGAATTCATAACTAACGAAGTCGACACTGACGAGGATCTTTCTGGTCTTCCGGAAATCGAGGAAGAAACCCCCGAAGATCAGACGGAAGAGCTTAAGAAGGAGGAGTCCGATGGATGATGAGACCTTAAACACCGATCCGGTAGCGGAAGACGATCCCGTTGATCCTGTTGACCCACCGGCTCTAAATCCAGACAGTATTTTGGATTCTGTAAAACGAGACTTAGCCGGATTAATGTCAGACGATAATGATTTCGATGCCACACTCATTAACGACATTAATTCGGTTTTTGTTATTCTGTGGCAAATGGGTGTTGGACCCAGATCCGGGTTCCGAATCACCGACAACTCCACTGTTTGGACAGATTACATCGAAGAGTCCCCAGTCTTAAATCTGGTTCGGTCATATGTACCGAAGAAAGTAAAGATGATGTTTGATGTACCAAACAGTGGAGCTGCCACAGAAGCTTTAAAAGAGCAAATCAAAGAGGACGAATGGCGCATTAGCGTTACTGTCGATCCTGCAAATACTTTTGAGGAAGGAGGATCATAATGAGTTTCTTTGAAAGCACGGACACCCTTTGTCATTTTGGAATCCTCGGAATGAAATGGGGAGTTCGTCGATATGAAAACAAAGACGGAACGCTTACGGCAGCTGGTAAACGTAGATACGAAAATGAAAAAGCTTTAAATGATAGAAAGAAGAAGGACAATCGATTACCGGACGAAGGCGTGGGCGACGTTAATCGTTGGGTAAAGAACGATTATACACATGCCAAGGCAATTACAGATTCTTCAAAACAATTGACCAACAGCCTGGCAGATCTGGAAAGAGCTACAGATCGTAGTTCTAAAAAGGAACGCCCGAGAGCAGATCTTTCTTCTATGACTGATAAGGAATTGAGAGAGCGAATTAATAGGGAATTTCTCGAACGACAGTATAACGATTTGTTTAATCCTAAAAAAGTAAGCAAGGGAAGAGAGCACGTTAAAGAAACACTTGGCATCGTTGGTTCAGTTCTTGGTGTTACTTCTTCCGCTTTAGGAATTGCGTTGGCTGTGAAGAGCCTTAAGGAGTGATGATATGTCACTGTCTAACACGGCAGTTCCAAAATACTATAAACAGTTCAGAGATTCTGTTATTCGTGGTGAAATTCCGATTAATCGCGAAATCGAAATGGAGATGCATAGGATCGATGATCTTATAGCTAATCCTGGCGTTTGGTATGATGACCAAGCGATGGATGGTTTTATCTCATATTGTGAGAATGAACTGACATTAACGGACGGCTCCAATTTAAAACTATTGGATTCGTTCAAGCTTTGGGCCGAACAGATATTTTGCTGGTACTACTTTGTAGAGAGAACTGTATTTGTTCCGAACGAGGACGGTCATGGAGGACATTATGAGAACCATTCCATAAAGAAACGTCTTGTCAACAAGCAATATTTGATCGTAGCGCGAGGCGCTGCCAAGTCAATGTATGCTTCATGCCTTCAAAACTTTTTCTTGAACGTAGACACATCTACAACACATCAAATCACAACAGCTCCAACAATGAAACAGGCAGAGGAGGTTCTATCTCCTATACGAACCGCAATTGCTAGAGCGAGAGGCCCACTCTACAAGTTTCTAACTGATGGATCTATCAGAAACACGTCTGGCTCAGGAGCGTATCGACAGAAATTAGCTTCCACGAAGAAGGGAATTGAAAACTTCCTAACTGGTTCGCTGCTTGAAATCAGACCGATGTCAATACCGAAGCTCCAAGGTCTTCAGGTGAAGGTGGCAACTATCGACGAGTGGTTGTCTGGAGACATTCGCGAGGATGTAATCGGTGCTGTTGAGCAGGGTGCATCCAAAGTGGACGACTACCTGATAGTTGCAATCAGTTCAGAAGGAACCGTTCGTAATGGTGCAGGCGACACAATCAAAATGGAGTTGTCTAACATTCTAAAAGGAGAGTACATCAATCCGCATGTTTCCATTTGGTGGTACAAGTTGGATTCGATTGATGAGGTCTCGAATCCAGAGATGTGGGTGAAGGCTAATCCAAACATCGGTAAGCCCGGAATGACCACATATGAAACGTATCAGCTTGAGGTTGAAAGAGCTGAGAAAGCACCGGCAGCAAGAAACGATATTTTAGCCAAAAGATTCGGAATACCGATGGAAGGGTATACATATTACTTTACGTATGATGAGATTCTTCCACACAAGCATCGTGATTTTTGGCAAATGCCATGCGCACTTGGTGCGGACTTATCGCAGGGTGACGATTTTTGTGCATTTACATTTTTGTTTCCTCTTTCAAATGGCGCTTTTGGTGTTAAAACCAGAAATTACATCACTTCTAGAACCTTAGCAAAACTTCCTTCAGCCATGAGAATGAAATACGATCAGTTCATGGAAGAAGGTAGTCTGATCGTTTTGGAAGGCACAGTTTTGGACATGGTTGAAGTGTATGATGATCTAGATAATCATATTTCAGATGTCGGTTATGACGTTCGCTGTTTTGGTTATGACCCATACAATGCTAAAGACTTTGTCGAACGTTGGATTTCCGAGAATGGTCCTTTTGGTGTCGAAAAAGTCATACAGGGAGCTAGAACAGAATCGGTTCCTCTTGGCGAGTTGAAAGATTTGGCCGAAGATCGAAAGCTTTTATTCGATGAGGAGTTGGTGATGTTCGCAATGGGTAATTGCATAACCTTGGAAGATACAAATGGGAACAGGAAGCTGTTAAAGAAACGATACGATCAGAAAATTGATGCTGTTGCGGCCATGATGGATGCATATATTGCATATAAACTTAATAGGGAGGCATTCGAATGATTTATTACTGTAATACGGATGAACTTTCCCACCATGGAATTCTGAAACAGAAGTGGGGAGTTAGAAACGGTCCTCCCTATCCATTAAAAGGTGGGGCATATTCTCCTGCAGAGAAGAAAGCAATCTATAAAGAACGGCATAAGAAGAGAAATTCAATTTACAACAAGAAACACTTTGACGAAACATTGAAAAAAGGTACAGAATTTAAAACATTGTCTTATGACGAGAATCGAACGAAAAACACAGACATGTTTTATGCAGTAACAGACAAATGGGACGCCCATCAGTATAATGCGTTATTTAATAAACCGATTCCAAAACCAATTTACGATGAGAATGGTAAACAAATTGGAACCGGCCAGTTTTACAAATACCGTATTACAAACGAGGCAAAGAATGACATTAAAGTTGCTAGTGAGGACTCCGGCGCTGAGATATTTAAAGAACTGTACAGTAATAATCGGGATTTTTATAACTATGTCACAGACAAAGATCGAATGAGAAAAGATTTTGTTGATGATAAGTATAAATTTCGAGGTTACCGGAAAGCAAAAGCTGTTTTGGAAAAGGTTGATCGTGGAGAAGAACCGACCGAGGATGATGTAAAAACCATGTATCGTATGTTTAACTACATAATTCCCGGAGAGAGTAAAGATGTAAGTACTCAGAGAGCTAAATTTTTTAAAGCGGCAGGCGAAAAAGGTTATGGAGCTCTTTTGGATACTAACGACGCTATTTATGGTGGCTTTAAAGCAAAAAGTCCTGTAATAGTGTTTGATCAACAGGCAGTAGCACTCAAAGGCATTGGGCAGACTAGTGCTAGATCCAAGAAAGTTTCAGAATTGGCGCTTGTTGGTAGGAAGCTACTTGGCTTGTAAAAAGAGGGAGATTATTACAATATTTTATAAACAATGTAGGAGGTAATCATGTATCGGGAATTTGTATGGATCAATAATACTGACGAACTGTATCACCACGGCATAAAAGGTCAGAAGTGGGGAGTTAGACGTTTCCAGAACGAAGACGGATCGCTCACTCCCCGTGGACAGAAACGTGTTGACAAGTATGCCGGAAAAGTCCGTAAGAACATGGAAATGAAGAGGATGGCTTATAAAGAAGCCAAACGAACCGGAACAAAAGAGGATCGGGTTGCCGCTAAGCAGGCTTTTAAGCAGGCTAAAAAGGAACGAAAAGAAGCAATTAAAAAGGCTGCGTATAATCTTGGAAAAGATGAAACGGCATCTGATGTACGCACATATGGCGCATCTAACATGAAAGACATTAGGAAAAGAGCCGCTAAATATATGGTTGACCATGGTAAAGAACCGTATGAAGCTATTCGTAAAAGTAAACGCGTTACGATCGGACAGGCAGCTGTAGCTGGTTTGATTGGAGGAATAGCTGAAGTCGCTATTCAGAAGAAACTCGGCACAATTTAATAGAAAGGACAATTGAACAGGAGGGTACGCATGTATTACTATGACCAATCGCTATGCCATTTCGGCATAAAAGGCATGAAATGGGGTATTCGACGTTATGAGAATTACGACGGTTCTTACACAAAAGCCGGATTAAAACGATATAGGCAATCGGAATCGGGTTATGATACAGTTCGCGCTGTTCGTAATAGCATTAAGAACGCTTATAAAGAAGCTAAAAAGCATGACAATGTAAACATTACTGATGAAGGTCGTCGCGATATAAAAGCATATAACAGTAAGCTGAAGGGTTTGGAGAAAGCCTATAAAAAACAAATGAAGGAAGACTACAAACAGGTTAAGAAAGATAAACTTGCAGACCAAGGCAAGGATTTGTACGCCAAAGGAAAAAGAATAACTGGAAATGCTGATAAAGTAGCCACGGCAAGTATGATTGCTGCCGGAGCAGCAGCAGCTAATAAATTTTTCAAAACCAATGGTAATCAAAAAGCAGCTAACATGTCGATATATGTCGGCGCTGGAATGGAGGCCGTTAGCCTCGGTCTGATGCTTCTGCATATGCCGCAAGATAGAAAACTGAGAGCATTTTATGGTCATTCGAGGCCATCAGACGACAATCGAACAAAGTTGGAAGCTGAAACGCAGGAAGTATTGGGTCGATGGGCGAAATAATAATTAGAAAGGATTAAAATTCAAAATGGAAAAACTTTCACTATTTTCCAGAGCTAAAAAAGCTTGGAATGTATTTTTGAATAAAGATCCGACGAGGGACTACTTCAACTATGGAGGGTCCTTTTCTTATAGGCCCGATAGAGTGAGACTGACACGTGGAAATGAACGAACAATGGTCACTTCTGTGTATAACAGAATCTCACTTGACTGCGCGGCGATCGATATTAGGCATGTTAAGCTCGATGACAATGGTCGATATTTGGAAACCATCGATTCAGACCTTAACAATTGTTTAACAGTCGAAGCGAATCTAGATCAGTCAGCTCGATCATTCAAACAGGACATAGTTCTGTCTATGTTCGATGAAGGATGTATAGCTATCGTGCCGGTTGACACAATAGATAGTCCTGATCTTACAGAGTCCTATAAGATTATTACCATGAGAACCGGCAAAATTGTCCAGTGGTACCCGTATCATGTTCGGGTATCGTTATACAACGAACGAACCGGTCAGAGAGAAGAAGTCACTGTACCAAAAAGGAGCGTTGCAATCGTTGAGAATCCTCTTTATGCGGTAATCAATGAACCAAACTCCACCATGCAGAGACTTGTTCACAAACTTAGTTTGCTAGACGCTGTTGATGAGCAGAGTAGTGCTGGAAAATTGGATTTGATCATTCAGCTACCGTACATCATCAAGACTGAAGCCCGTCGTAGACAGGCCGAAGAGCGTAGAGCAGACATCGAAAAGCAGCTATCAGGTTCCAAGTACGGTATTGCTTACACTGACGGAACTGAGCATATAACACAGTTGAATCGTCCGATTGAAAACAATCTCATGAAGCAGGTGGAGTACTTAACGAGTATGCTATACAGCCAGTTGGGGATAACACAGGAGATCATGGATGGAACAGCGAACGAAGCAACGATGCTCAATTACTACACTCGTACAATCGAACCTATAGTTTCGGCAATTGCCGATGAAATGAAACGAAAGTTTCTTTCAAAGACCGCTCGGTCACAACATCAGTCCATCGAGTTCTTCAGAGATCCGTTCAGTCTTGTGCCTGTTTCACAGATTGCTGAGATTACTGATAAGATGACGAGAAACGAGGTTATGACTTCGAACGAGATTCGTCAGATTATTGGTATGAGACCTTCTAACGATCCGAAGGCAGATCAGCTTCACAATTCAAACATTAGTGAATCCAAAGACCAGGTTAAAGAAGATGTTGCAGATCAAATGATTGAAGAAGAACGAGATCTTGATGAAAACTAAGAAGGAGGAAAATTCAAAATGGGAAAATCCGACTACGATTTTTGTGGCTGGGCTACCAGGAACAACCTTAAGTGTTCTGATGGAAGAACCATTAAGCAGGACGCTTTTAAAGATTGTGACGGAATGAAGGTTCCGCTTGTCTGGAATCACCAGCACAATGATCCGCACAATGTACTCGGACACGCACTTCTTCAGAATCGTAAAGAAGGCGTGTACGCTTACGGTTATTTTAATGATACGGAAACGGCAGCAGTAGCAAAAGCACTTGTTCAGCATGGTGATATTGTTGCTCTTTCTATCTATGCTAATCAGCTTAAACAGCAGGGACCGAATGTGCTTCATGGAACTATTCGTGAAGTAAGTTTAGTTCATGCTGGTGCTAATCCTGGGGCATTTATTGACGCTGTTCTCGCGCATAGCGATGACGATGAATCTGCCACAGAAGCAATCATTTACACTGGCGAAGATATTTCGCTTGAACATTCTGACAAGAAAACTGACGACGATTCGTCAGAAGATAAGGAAGAAAAGCCTACAGAAAAGGAGAATAAAGACATGGCTGATGCAAAAGAAAAGACTGTCAAAGATGTGTTTGACACGCTTAACGAAGAACAGAAAACTGTAGTATATGCACTTATTGGTCAGGCTATGGAGAATGCCGGAAATGGTGCTGATGAAGAGGAGGACGACGAAGATATGAAGCACAACGTATTTGACACCGACGAGATGGATGATACCCAGTACATTTCTCATTCCGAGATGATGGCAGTAATCGGCGATGCTAAGAGATTCGGTTCCATGAAGGAAGCTGCTATCCAGCATGGCATCGAGAACATCGATTATCTGTTCCCGGAAGCAACAAACCTTAACAATCCGCCCGAATGGATCAAGAGAGATACAGGATGGGTTAGTGATGTAATGAATGGAGTTCATCACACACCGTTCAGCCGGATCAAGTCTCAGTTTGCAGATATTACTGAGGATGACGCTCGTGCAAAGGGTTACATCAAGGGTAAGCTGAAGAAGGAGGAAGTATTCAGCCTTCTGAAGAGAACAACCTCCCCCACAACTGTATACAAGAAGCAGAAGCTTGACCGGGATGATGTAATCGACATCACAGATTTCGATGTTGTAGCATGGCTTAAGGGCGAGATGAGACTCATGCTGGATGAGGAACTGGCTCGTGCATATCTCATCGGTGATGGTCGTCTGAATTCTTCCGATGACAAGATCAAGGAAGACTGCATCCGTCCTATCGCTTTCGACGAGTCCCTGTACACCATTCAGGCAGAGGTTGAGGTTGATCAGACCGATGACTCTATAAAGTATAAGAACTTCATCAAGACAGCAATCCGTGCTCGTAAGGATTACAAGGGATCCGGTAACCCGACCCTGTTCACTACAGAGGATATTCTGACTGAGTGCCTGCTCCTTGAGGATAGCATTGGTCATACGCTGTACGAGGATGAGGCTGCTCTGGCTAAGAAGCTTCGTGTTAAGAAGATCGTTACTGTTCCGGTAATGGAGAACAAGAAGGGTAAGAATGGTGAGGACCTGCTTGGTGTCATCGTTAATCTTAACGACTACAATGTAGGTGCTGATAAGGGTGGAGCTGTTAACCTGTTCGACGATTTCGATATCGACTACAATGCTCAGAAGTACCTTATCGAGACCCGTTGCTCTGGTGCACTGACCAAGCCGTACTCTGCAATCGCACTGTGTGTTAAGGCTAACTAATTTTAATAGGAGGAATAAATACTATGGCAGCAATGGACAGAATCTATCAGGATTCCGAGGATGTTTATGTATCCGCAACTCTGATCTACGCAAATGACAGCAAGGCATATAAGGATAGCGCTTTTGCTAACCAGTATACCACAAGCGAGCTTAAGAATGCGTTCCTGAAGGGCGCAGTAATCCAGCTCAGTGCAGACAGTTATGCTATTCCGGTTGGCTATAGCGAGAGCTCCAATATCGGTTCCGTAGCATATGTTTACGACAACTCCGGTGCTACAATCGGTACTCTTGCAGCTGTTGCAGATCCCGCGTAAGGAGAAAATTCAAAATGGCAAAATTCTGTGGAAAAATTGGATTCGTTACTTACCAGGAAACCGCACCAGGTGTTACTGAAGAAGTTCCAGTTGAAAAGAAGTACTACGGCGATTTGCTTAGGCACGTTAAACGTTACCAGTCGACTGATAAACTTAACGAAGATGTCTATATTTCAAATGAAATTAGCATCATAGCAAACGCATTTCTGAAAGAGAATTTTGCTAACATTCGCTATGTAGAACTTCTGGGGGTAAAATGGAGCATTACAAATGTCGATGCTACCAATTACCCTCGGATGGTTCTATCATTGGGAGGTGTGTACAATGGCTAAAACAAGATTGGAGTTTCATGCATTCTTGCGGGCTTTGTTTGACAACAAAGTACCAGTGCACTTTCAACCTCCACCAAATACCAAACTGGTATACCCCTGCATTCTTTATACGTATTCTCGGAAGAATAATCTTTTCGCTAATAACGACAAATACATAAAGAATGTAGGATACCAATTGACCGTGATAGATAAAGATCCGGACAGCACTATTAGCGAAAAGATAGCAGAATTACCTTTCTGTTCATGGGATCGTAACTATGCGGCAGATGGTTTAAATCACTTTGTTTACACAATCTATTATTAAGGAGGACAAAAACATGCCTAGAATCACATGGGACAAAGTAGGCGAGCGTTTTTATGAAACAGGCGTCGACCGCGGAGTTCTTTTCCCGTTTAAAACCGTTGGTGGAGTTACTGCCTATCAGAAGGGTGTGGCTTGGAACGGTCTTACTAACGTAAACGAAAACCCCAGTGGAGCAGAATCCACACCGCTTTATGCGGACAACATTAAGTACCTGAACCTCATGTCTAATGAGGAATTTGGTGCTACGATCGAAGCTTACACTTATCCGGATGAGTTTTACGAGTGCGATGGATCCGCAGCAATCATCCCCGGTGTATACATTCATCAGCAGAAGAGAACACTGTTTGGCTTCACTTATCGTACAAAGATCGGTAATGATGTAGAGGGAGCAGATCTCGGATACAAGCTGCATCTGGTTTACAATGCTCAGGCTTCGCCGTCCAGCAAGTCTTATGGTACAATCAATGATTCTCCGGAAGCAATCACCCTGTCTTGGGAAGTAACAACAACCCCGATCGACGTTGCTGGTTACAAGCCCACAGCACATCTGGAAGTTGACTCCAGAAAGTTCACCGCTGAACAGATGGCAGCTCTGGAAGATGTTCTGTATGGTAACGAACTCAACGATCCTCGTCTGCCGCTTCCTCTGGAAGTTGCTCAGATCCTTGGCGGTTCCACTACACCGAAGGTTACTCTCAGTCGCAACTTCATCGAGATCGAGGAGGATGATACATTCCCGCTTACCGCAACTGTTGTTCCCGCTGGAGCTACAGTAACTTGGGCAAGCGGATCTAGTACTGTAGCAACTGTAGATGCTGGAAACGTTACCGGTGAGAGCGTTGGTAATACTATCATTACCGCCTCCATCACAGTTGATGGCGTTACTGTCAGTGATACGTGTACTGTTGTGGTTAAGTCCGCAAGCTAGTCATATTTTTAATCATCTGGGAGATGGGTTAATAACCTGTCTCCCTTTTTATTTGAAAGGAGAAGACAACAATGTTAAAGAAGACGATCAAGTATACAGATTACAATGGAAACGAGAGACAGGAAGATTTTTATTTCAATCTCAATAAGGCCGAGCTGACAGAAATGCAGCTTAGTGTTAACGGCGGACTGGATGCTATGCTAAAAACGATCATCGAGGCAAATGATCAGCCGACTATCATGAAAGTTTTTAAGGATCTAATCATGAAATCATATGGTATTAAGCATATCGATGGCATTCAGTTTGAAAAGTCCGAGGAGATTTCCCGGAGATTCACCCAGACAGAAGCATACAATGTTCTGTTTATGGAAATTTGTACCGATGCAAAAGCCGCCGCAGCATTCGTTAACGGCATTCTTCCGAACGATCTCACAAAGATAGCCAATGCTGAAAACAATAAATAGTGAGGTATGCCTATGCTTCAGATAGTTGTTCCCGCTAGAGAATTGTGGGATGAAATTAATGAACGGTTTGTGAATGTTAAAGAAACAAAACTAACTTTGGAACATTCGTTGGTTTCAATTTCAAAATGGGAAGCTAAATGGCATAAATCATTCTTTTCTGATGATAAAACTCAGGAGATGATGATTGACTATATTCGGGACATGACACTAACTCAGAATGTAGATCCGAATATTTACAATTATCTGTCTGAATCAAATTTGAACGATATTCGAAATTATATGGAAGATACAAGAACTGCTACAAGATTTTTTAATGAACCAAAAGGTTCCAAACGAGAAGTAGTTACTTCAGAGTTGGTATATTTTTGGATGGTTCATTGGGGTATTCCATTCGAATGTCAGAAATGGCACATTAATAGACTTTTGACTCTTATTCGCATTTGCAGTATTAAAAACCAGCCGCAGAAGAAGATGAGCCAGAGGGAAGTACTCAGTCAGTATGCGTCAATTAATGCAGCACGAAGAAAGAAATACAACACAAGGGGGTGACAGCATGTCAAGTTACAAACCTTATGTATGCATGATGCCGGATAGCACTTGCTATAAGAATACCACAAAGATGCAGGTAAAAGGTGTTTTGTGGCATAGTACAGGAGCTAACAATCCGACAATAAGAAGATATGTACAGCCCGCGTCAAATGATCCTGATTATTCAGAAATTATTGCTAAGATTGGTAAGAACAATAATGGCAATGACTGGGAGCATGTTAAAAAGAATGCTGGTTTGAATGCGTGGATTGGAAAGTATAAAGATGGGACAGTCGGAACGGTTCAGGCTATGCCGTGGAACTATCGTCCCTGGGGATGTGGAACTCGTTACAAAAACGGGCCGTCTTGCAATGATGGATGGGTTCAGTTTGAAATCTGTGAAGACTTTCTTATCGAACTCTGCCCGAATGTATGGGTTCATAAAAAAGACACCCCCGGCGATAAAGAGTATGCACAACTCGTTTGGAACGAGGCTGTTAAGTTTACAGCGTATATTTGTACTCTGTATGGACTTGACCCCAAAGGAACCGTTAAGAAGAAAGACATCAATGGTAAAATGGTTGATGTTCCAGTAATTACCTGTCATCACGATGCTTGGAAACTTGGTTTCGGTAGTGGTCATGGGGATATTAATCACTGGTTCCCGATAGTTCTGGGCAAAGACATGAGTGATGCTCGTGAAGAAGTTGCAAAGATTATGGGGGATGATCCGAAACCGGTTCCTCCGACTCCTACGCCAACACCGACCCCTGTTCCGCCATTCAAGGTACGGATTAAGTATACCGATCTTAACATTCGTAAAGGACCTGGTATTAACTATGGCAGGGTTCGGTTTATTGAGCCCGGTGCATACACCATCGTTGAAGTTTCTAACGGTATGGGATCAAAGGCCGGCTGGGGTAAGCTCAAGTCCGGTATCGGATGGATCAGTCTTGATTACGTAACCATTATTTGAATTGGTAGGTGAGACCGTATGGGAATGATTAAATTTAAACAGAAAGGAGATTTTGGCAAAGCGCTAAAATACTTAGGTTCTGTTAAAGATATTGTCCAAAAAGAAAAAGCGTTGCATAAATACGGTCAAAAAGGGGTAGATGCATTGAAAGCAGTTACACCTAAAGATACTAGCGAAACAGCTAGTAAATGGTATTACGAGATTGTTCGAGAAGACGACAAAGTTAGAATTCAATTTAAGAATTCAAACATTGTTGATGGAGTGAACATAGCCGTAATATTGCAGTATGGTCATGCTACAAGAAACGGGGGATACGTCGAGGGTCGAGATTATATTAACCCTGTAGTACAACCAATTTTTGATAAAATGGCTAATGAAATTTGGAAGGAGGTCACTAAAACATGAGCACGACTATTGATGAAAAAGTAGTTGAAATGCAATTTGACAACAAAGATTTCGAAAAGAATGTCAAAACAAGCATGGATACCATCGATAAGCTCAAGAAAGATCTAAACTTTGATGACGCCGCAAAATCCTTTAGTGGCCTCGAAAGGGCGTCAGAAAAATTGAAATTCAGCGGGTTGGCATCCGCTGTTGACACTGTAAAAACGAAATTTTCGGCATTAGAGATAGCCGGAATCACAGCGTTGACCAACATTGTGAATTCGGCTGTCAATGCTGGAAAGAATCTTGTTAAATCTATCACTTATGATCCGATTAAACAGGGTTTTGATGAGTACGAACTTAAAATGGGATCTGTACAGACAATCATGGCAAGTACCGGTGAGGATATTAAGACCGTTAATAAGTACTTGGATGAATTGAATCTTTATGCAGATAAAACCATTTATTCATTTTCTGATATGACAGCTAGTATTGGTAAGTTTACTAATGCTGGCGTTTCTCTGGATAACGCTGTAAAAGCTATTCAGGGTATAAGTAACGAGGCAGCCGTGTCCGGCGCTAATTCAGCAGAAGCTTCCAGAGCTATGTACAACTTTGCACAGGCATTGTCATCTGGTGCAGTAAAGCTGATTGACTGGAAATCCATTGAGAACGCTAACATGGCGACTGTTGAGTTTAAGCAGTCATTGATCGATACAGCTCTTGCTCTTGGCACTGTCAAAAAAGAAGGTGACAAGTATGTATCTACAACTACGAATGCCCAGGGTAAAGTGTCTGATGCGTTTAATGCGACGTCAATGTTCAATGACTCATTGTCTTCACAGTGGATGACAACAGATGTCCTTATTCAGACATTATCTAACTACTCTACAGATATTCGAGAAATGACCGATGCTGAGAAGAAAGCTTATGAAGAAAAACTTCGCGGTGTTGGCTATACTGAAGAACAGATTGAAGCTATCGAGAAGCTTGGTCAGAAAGCATTCGATGCCGCCCAGGATGTTAAAACATTTTCTCAGTTGATTGATACACTTAAGGAAGCAGTTGGTTCTGGATGGTCCCAGACGTTTGAAATTATATTTGGTGATCTTGAAGAGGCTAAGAAGCTTTGGACTGGTGTTAGTAACGCTATAGGTTCAATGATTAGCAAATCTTCGGATGCTAGAAACCAGGCTCTTCAGACATGGAAAGACATGGGCGGTCGAGAAAAATTGTTTCAGGGGATCGCTAATATTTGGGAAAACATTAAGAACATTATGGATACGGTTAAATCCGCATTCAAAGAATTGTTCCCTGCAAATACTGCAAAGAAACTCGAACATTTCACCACCAAGTTCTTAGATCTTACCGAAAAAATGAAACTTGGAGAAAAGACTCTTGATCAGATTAAACGTATTTTTCGAGGGTTATTTTCTATTCTAAGAGTTGTTTACGATACTGTAGGAGCAATTTGGTATAACGTAAAATCTTTATTTTCCAAGTTGTCTGATGGATTTGAGATTGCTGGAAGTGGAGCACTTGAATTTTTGGCGATCATTGGAGATCTTCTTAATCGATTTTATGAATGGTTTGTTGTTGAAGATCATTTGGGTGACGCTATTGGTTATGTTCGGGATGCACTTGGATTCTTGTATCTTAAGCTTGATTCTTTATTCAAAATGGTTACTGGATCAGGAATTGTGGACTTTGTAAAGCAACTTGGTGGCGCCGTAAAGGGTCTCGTTTCTGGTTTGGTTGCTATATTTAAGGGCAGTTACTCATTTAAAGAGTTGATGCAAGATCAGTTCGGATTCGACATAACTCCTATTGAAGAAAAGATTAACAAATTTTCAGAAGGTGTTAAAATTGCATTCTCGAAAGTTGCTGAAGTTTTTGACGCAGTAAAAGAAAAGATAAAAAGCGCATACGAAACAATAAGAGGAACTATTTCCAATTTTGGATCGATTGAAACCTCTGGAGTTAGCAGTTTTGCCGATGTCATAAAGGGCTTGTTTAAACCAGTTGTTATTCTATTTGAGATTCTTAAGAAGGTTGTAGTCTTTATTAAGGATCTTGGCGCTGCCATAATAAGTAATCTTGGACCTGGGGTTGTAAATCTTATAAAAGGCGCATTTACTGGCCTTGGTAAGCTTATGACTTGGCTTCTTGACGTTATTCGAAATGCCGATTTTCAGAAGATTATTAATATGCTCACAAGCGGTGCAATTGTTGCGGGCATTGTTAAGATTTCAAAATCGATTTCTAGCCTTCTTGATTTTAAGACAGACGCCAAGGGTTCAGGTAATAAAGTGATTGATGCAATCAAAAATGTGTTCCGAGGAATAACCGGAATAGTTGATAGTGCAAAGTCGGTTCTTGATGGAATGAAAGATACCCTTGTGGCGTGGCAGCAGGATTTGAAAGCTAGTATGTTGCTTAAGATCGCTGGCGCTATTGCATTGATCACCGCATCAATAGTGGTTCTTTCGTCCATAGACCAAGATAGACTCAATGATGCACTTACCGCATTAACAATGGAATTCGTTGAGTTGGTGTCCGCGGTTAAGGCTCTTAATACTGGAACTGGCATTACCAAAGGTTTAACTAGATTGTCAACACTGATGATCGGTCTCTCAATCGCAGTTCTGATGATGTCGGCTGCTTTGAAGACATTGTCTAAGGTTGATTCAGAAGATCTTAAGAAAGGCCTCGGTGCAGTATCGGCATTGCTGCTTGAAATGCTTATTATGGTTAATTCCCTTGACAATGGTCAAAATGGAATTATGAAAGGATCCAGTGCATTGATTGCATTGTCCGTATCGTTGTTAATAATGGCGTCGGCTGTAAAGAAATTGTCGAAATTAAGCACAGTTGATCTCATTAAGGGTATTGCCGGAATTGGTGGAATACTTCTTGAAGTTGCATCGTTCGTTAAAATACTTTCTTTCGGAGGCGATCCAGGAAAGACACTTAGTAAAATTTCTAATGGAATGGTGACACTTTCCATCGGTTTGCTGATTATGGCATCTGCAGTAAAGAAACTTGCTATGTTGGATTCGGACGCAATGATACAAGGCGTTGGCGGAATTGCAGCACTACTTGCCATCGTGTTAGCATTCTTCAATAACATGGATGGTGGTAAGAAGATGGGGTCCATGGCCAGAGGCATGGTCACTTTATCGGTTGCTCTTGTTGTTATGGCTTCTGCAATGAAAATTATGGGCTCGATGGACTTCGTTCAGATTTCTAATGGGCTTATAGGATTTGCAGGAGTTATGTCAGTAATTATATTGACATTTGAGAGACTTTCCGAATCAGACGCAAGCATTGCAAAAGTTGCTGGTAGTATATTGTTATTTGGTGTTGCCCTTGGTGCTGTTTCAGTAGCGATGAAGATCATGAGCAGCATTGACTTAACTAGCATGCTCGCTGCTCTTGTTGGATTTGCGGCATTGATAGAGATTCTGGATACAACCGTATCGTTGATGGATAAAAAAGCCGGAAGTGTTTTAGCTATTTCTGGAAGTTTGATCTTATTTGGTGTTGCTTTATCTAGCATTGGAGTTGGCATGAAGATATTGGCCACACTTAATCTTAAAGGGCTTCTATCAGCGCTAGTTGCAGTTGTCGGTGTTGTTGCCACATTTGGAACCCTTGTAAATTCTGTAAGTGCTAGTAAAGCTAATGGTGTAGCTGCATCAATCCTTATATTATCAAATGCATTGCTTGTATTAGCACCGGCATTGAAGATATTAGGATCAATGGCCCTTGATGAGATACTTGGATCATTGACATTGCTCGCAGGAGTATTTGCTATATTTGGTGGGGCCGCTAAGGTTCTCAATGGAACAATACCGTCGATGGTTGCTCTGGCTGGGGCTTTGTCATTACTTGGCGTAGCCGCAGTTCTTGTTGGCACCGGCTTATTGGTAATGGCTACCGGTTTGACGGCTTTGGCGGTATCGTTTGGGGCCATCGGCAATGCAATTGGAGGATTGCTGGCAAGTCTTATAATGGCTGTTCCGCCGTTCTTTGAAATGATAACGGAGATTCTCAAATCCATATTGCAGATGATAAGCGATCTTGCCGATCCGATTGCCGAAGCTGTGACTAGTTTGCTTAAAGCGATATTTAAAGTGATGAGAGATACACTTCCAGATCTTATTGAGACCTTGTTTGTGCTCATTAATGGCGCGTTAGATGCAATTCGTAAGAATGCTCCTAAGATAATAAATACGGTGATTGACATTCTTTTGGATCTCATTGACACGTTGTCGAAAAACGCATTCAAAATAATGGATAAGCTGTTCAATCTTCTTATGGATTTATTGGATGGTCTTGCAAAAGCGTTTAAAAAGAATGCCAAACGCATTACTCAGGTTATTGGTGACATTATCGTTAATCTGTTGACCGGTGCTCTTAGCATGATTTTCCCGAAATTGATGGACTGGATTGAAGGCGGAACTAATAAAGTCATTAAGAAGATCGAAGTTCTTACCGAGGAAGAGAAGAAGATATTATCCAAAGCCCGTGAGATGAAGCAGGCTTATGATGACCTTAATTCTGCAAGAAAAGAAGGCTTAAGCAACATCGACTACGAGTATGACTATATTAAGAGTCTTCGTGATGAATACAATACCTTAGTTGATGCTAATGGTAATATTAAGGCCGGTTATGAGAAACGTGCCGAGACAATCAAAACGACACTTGCTGATGCTTTAGGAATCGAGAAGAAACAGATCGAAGAGATGATTGATGCTAACGGTAAGCTTAGCGCGAGTTTCGATCAGGTTATGGTCAAAATGGAAGCAGAAGCATACATGGCTGCCAACAAGAGTGCTTATGAAGAGGCTATTAAGAAAAGACAGGAAGCATATAAGACATATGTTGAAAGCGGGAATGTATTTTCAGATCTTGAACAGCGGTATAAAATTGCGGAAGTACAGTATGAAAAGGCTAATCAGCTTTATGAGGACATGAAGAAACAGGGTGCTGGCGGATGGGATGCCGCGGCCCAGTTTAAAGAAGAAACTCTGGATCGTTTGAAGACGATGAAGGTTAGCCTTGGTGAAGAGATGAACATCGCGAGAAGAACTTACAAAGACTCCGAGGAGATGTACGTAGGATATTCTCAGGTCATCGCTAACCAGCAGAACCTTATTGCTGCAGTTCAAAATGGAACCATTGAGGACATGCGTGAGGCAATGGATAAGATGCAGAACAACTATGTCGAAGCTCAGGTTGGTACTAAAAGAACTCTTGAACTGCAGGTTGAAAATCAGGAAGCGTATGTAAAAGAAGTAAGAGAAGCGCTTAAGCGTGGAAGTGAGTTGGTGACAAAAGAGGAGCTTGATGAGGCAGAGAGACGACTTGGATTGATGCAAGGAGAACTTGTTAAGCATGAACTTATGTATGGGCAGAGTGGCGAACAGCGCATGGTTAACCTCGGTGAAGGTATCGAGCGAAAGACAGACGTTGCTGAAACAGCCGCTAACAAAGCAGAGGACAAAGTTACCGATGGAATGGACGATCTTCCGGACAAAATGGGAAATATTGGTAACATGAGTGTTATGGGACTTTCGAACTCACTCACTTCGACAGACAACCTTAGCAAGTTGTACAGTGATGGTGAGTTGATGGCTCAGACGGTACAGGATGGTTATAAGGATGCCGACGATCAGCATTCGCCTTCTCATAAGATGTTTGCTATTGGTAAGTTTACCATTAGAGGTCTTATTAATGGCTTACTGAATCTTAAGAGTAAGGTTCACGACACAGGTGCAGAAGTTGCTGAAGAGGCTTCCGACGGAATGAGTACAGCTCTGAGTAACATGATGACGATATTTGGAAGCGACATGGATTACGAACCGACAATTCATCCGATCGTCGATCTTACAGGTGTCACTACAGGAGCTAATGCTATTAACGGATTGCTTGACATGGACAAGACAATGGAACTTTCTAGAAAGGCTATGTTTGAGGCAAACGTTGCTTGGGCTAGGAATCAAAATGGACTTCAGGTCAACAACTCAGATATTGTAGCTTCTCTTGAGAGTTTGAAGAAGAACATGTCAAGTCTTGAAGACAAAGTCGGAAACCTTAAGGTGGTAATGGATACCGGTGCTCTGGTTGGACAAATTGCTCAGCCTATTGATAGAGTATTCGGCAAACAAGCAATGTACAAAGGAAGGGGGATCTAAATGTATCATTCAGTCATATTCGGAAACAAGAATACTTGGGACGATTGGCATTTAGTCCCCGAAACGAGGCCGGTCATCAATCCTCCGGAACCGAAGTTCAGTAAAGTGGACATTCCTTCCGGAGATGGTGACTTAGACCTGACCAATGCATTAAGCCCATACACATATTACAACAACAGAACCGGTTCTATTGATTTTATTGTTGTTAACGACATGTATTGTCAGGTTGATAAAGAAAAAGAATGGTATATGCGGTACACCGAGATCATGAATTACCTGCATGGTAAGAAGATGAGAATGATCTTGGAAGACGACAAACAGTATTTTTATGAGGGGCGATTTTCGGTCAATCAGTGGGAATCGGATGTTCACTACTCCAAGATCACGATTGACTATGATGTCACCCCTTATAAGTGGAATCTGTTCTCTTCTTTGGACGATTGGCTTTGGGATCCGTTCAACTTTGTAACGGGTGTAATCCCGAATCCTGATTACAAAGACGTTAGTCTCCCCGGCCCAGATCATATTACGGGAGATTTACAGTGGGTTACAATCAACATCAACAGAAGAGATATTGGTGTTGCACCCATTTGTCCCAATATTCATATCAGTTACGTAGATCCACCAGATCCTGATCCAATAATTGCGTATGAAACATATTTTCAGATTCCTGGGTATGAGGGTTATCGAACGTTCGTACCATCTGATTATATTAACGGGGTTCTACAGATTCCGGAGTATACTTTCAGGAAAGACATGACCGACGATCAGCTTAAAATAGTTGCAGCATCAAACGGAGTCGGCTTGCCTAGTATTTCGCTTGAGATAAGGGAGGGATGTTTCTAATGTATTCTATTACAATACAGAATCCGAAATCACCCGAAACGCTTATTTTCAGTGATACGTACGGAACAGATAGTCACAAAATAGAAAGAGCAGATTTGAAGCTCGCTGTTAACTCGGCGGGCTCTCTTTCTGTGACTATCCCACCACAGAACGCAGGATATTCGAAGATCCAGCACCTTGTAACAATCTTCAGAGTATATCGACAGGGTAAAGACGGCATAATGCGAGAGATGTGGCAGGGTCGTGCACTTACAGAAGACGCTGGATTCCAGAACATTCGTAACATATTTTGTGAAGGTGAGTTAGCATATTTGAACGATACCACTCAGTTCCCGAAGGTTATGAGTAAAACTCAGTCTATTTCGGGATTCATTGAGGAGGTATTAAACAACCATAATGCAAACTACCCAGTAAACGAAGAACAGTACAAATTTCACCTTGGAAACGTAACAGTTACCGAGTCAGAAGTTGTTGAGTATAGATATTCTGATTACGAATCCACTCTTACGTGCTTGACGGAGAATCTACTTAATAGATACGGTGGAATGTTTGTAATCAGACACGAGAAGGTCAACGGAGTAGACACAAGATATTTAGACTATCTTGCCGATTACCCCGGCGAGACCAAACAAAGAATCGAATTCGGTAAGAATCTGACAGATATTACTCGTAGTTGGGATCTTAACGATTACTGCACAATACTTATCCCGCTTGGTAAGCAGTTAGATTCCCCGTCAATAGAGAACAAAGTAATCTATAAACCGGCAGGAACTTACCACGTATTTATTGATCCAGAGACAAAGTACTACGCTCAAACATCTGAGATTAAGAGCGTGTTCATGGAGACCCCTACGTTAGTTGTTGGTGACAAGAACTACAGAAGACCTCTGACGTTCAAGGTTAATAACGACGTCGGTTACATGGGATATTTGAACAAAGCCTCTGGATCGACAGCAGCGCAGTTTGTAACACTCAACACGGTGGAAGATTTTTACCCGAGGCCAAAAGAGTATGTCACCATTGCAGACGCTAACGATGGTGATCCAAAACTGTACAATTACGAAGCGATTCGTAACTATGGTCGGTATGAAAAGACACAGATATTTGACGACATAGAAGATCCGGAAACATTAAAAGCTATGGGTGAAGAGTTTCTGTCAAACGAACAGTTTGATGGTGTGGAGATCATTCTTAATGCTGTCGATTTGCACTACCTAAATCTCTCTACAGATTCGATCGACATCCTTGATAAAGTTCCGGTAATCTCAAGACCTCATGGATTGAATAGGATATTTGCAGTTACAGAGCTGGAGATTCCATTAACTCAACCGGCAGATGCGTCCATTACATTAGGAGGCAGCATTACAGGTCGGACCATATCCATAACAAACCAGGTAGCAATCTTGAATGCTGGAGTTGGGTCAAAACCCATCACCAAGCAAGCTACCATAGCACCGTCAAGCACTTAAAGAAAGGAGATCAAAATGGCAGATATTAACGTGTATCTGGCGAAGATTCTGGCAGCTATTTACGGCGAGGAAGTTCGCGGATCGATTCATGACGCTATTAAAGCTATCAATGATGAATTCAAACCGCTGTTAAATTCTGAGTACGAAGCTCTGCCTGACTCTGAAAAGGTTAACGGTACATTTTATTTCATCGAAGACACCGGTCAGATTTTACGTAACGGTGTAAATTACTCTGGAGGAGAGGATTCTGCACAGATCGGAATCGCCTCTGGTAATACACTATATTTCAAAGCGGCCAACGCTCCGGCAAAGACGTTCAATGTGGAGCTCCTCCCGGTTCAGGATACTCACGGATGGGGATCTGTCTATGCAGGAGGAAGAGGAAAGAACAAATTTGAAGTAACCGCGTCCACACAGGAGCAGCACGGTATTCAGTTTGTTAAGAGAACCGATGGTCGTATCATCATGAATGGTACGTCAGATGCGGCGTTCCGTGTGACTCTAGGTACGTTTGAAAGACTCGGTAACTTCATTCTTAATGGTTATCCGGAGAACAATGGAGGATATTTGAGCGTACACGAAGAGGACGATCTGGTACACGATTTCCGGGATACAGGTTCAGGTGTAACGTTCACCGCTGACGATGGTTTCAATAACCTTATAGTAGATATTTACGTACCTTATAACAAGACTTTTGTCGATTTTGTAGTGTCTCCTATGATCCGGTATGAGGGGCAGGGTTCAAACATATTTGCACCGTACTCCAACATTTGCCCGATCACAAAGAATAGTGCAGTATTTATTAACTCTCACGGCGTTAACCTGTTTAATAAGAACGGTGTAATAACTAAGGACGGTTATATTATTAACCAGTCTGGTGTGGAGGAGCAGAATGCTGCATGTGGCTATCTGAAAGATATTAAGGTGCAGCCTGATGTTACTTACACGATTAACGGAACTATCGTCGATGACTCACACGTAATGTATATTTACGAGTTTGATGACGATGGGTATGTGCTTATTCCTACGATCCGGACAATCTCAAAGGCGGAGTTGCCATATTCTTTCAAGACGAGCTCATTTACCAAGACTCTTGGATTTAGCTACGTTCTTAACACTGTTAACTATGACAGCATCCAGCTGGAGGTAGGTGCGAGCGCTACTCAGTACATGGCGTACAATGATCACTATTCATATTCTCTGGCGCTGGGAATCCAGTCTTGGGGTGGTCTATGGCATGCTCTCGAAGGAAAGCTGGATGAGCATTGGGTTGAGATTGCTTCGTACGCTGGTGAGCAGCTTCCCGCTCAGTGGTTATCCGATAGGGATAATTACTCAGAGGGTGGAACCCCTACGATTGGTGCTCAGGTAGTATATTACACCCCGACCGTTACACGTAAAGACACTAATGCCCTGTCGTTTGTCACAATATTTGGCATAAATACTGTATGGACGGATCATAACGATAAGCTCTATATTGAGTACGTTAACCAGACATGGGAAGACGTTACCAGAAAGGCTGAACTTACGTACGATCAGTATTCAGCCCTTGAAGAAGTGGATCAGATGGACGGTACTATACGGTTTATTACCGATAAGGGATATATTATGCTTAACGGTATCGCTTACGGTGTAGGCGGTGGTGGCGGATCGACATTCAGACCAATGACCATTACCGAAGGCGTTAGGTCTACAAGCACCATAACTGTAGAAGGTGAGGTGAATCCTGAATGATAGTAAATAATTACTACAAGCTAAAAGCTGTTGTTTGTGCGAATATTATTCCTACAACAACAAAAACATTCCCAGCGAACTTGACGGACATTAGCGGGAAGACTGACCTCGGTGTTTATGGCGATGCAAACATAGCTGACGCAATGTTTAGTACTGAGAACTGGGCCTTGCGGATGCGATTATCTATGCGAGTTGGAAACGGAAACACGGAACCAACTTTAGGTGACTACTGCCTCGATTCAGATTGTACCAGCTGGCTTACGAATATCCAAACAACAGTAAACACAGGATACGAGGGTAACGTTATAAAAACTGTTATCACAATGTCGGCGATAAACACTGGTTTGAACGAATTAGTGATAAAGGAGGTCGGCGTATTCAAAGGCATTTATGAAAGTGGCCGTGTAAATCATGATGTACTATTAGTCCGTGAGTTGCTCGACGATCCGTTGACTGTTCCATCCGGGAATGCTTTTTCGTTAACATTTGCATGGGAGGAGGGCTAAACTATGGTTTTGAACAATTTTAGGACGTGGAGATCATACACCATGTCCCACAGTTTGTTGCTGAATCCAACTGCCTCTGCAAATATCGGGCTTGTTGATATGTCCGGGAGCACTGAATGGAAATTCGCATGCTCGGCCCAAGTTGATAGTGCGAATGCGAACTGGTCTTTTAGGTCTCCGAGTAGTTACATAGGGAGTGGGACAACAGAGCCGACAGATATGGATTACACACTCGAAACGAATGAAACAAGTAAATTTTCAAATATTCAGCGTACGACAAACATTTCAGCTGACGGAGGTAGATGGGTACTCGTGCATACGATCAGTGGGGTGAACGTTTCCCAAAGTGACGTTACCATTTCGGAGATCGGATTAACAATAACACTTAAAGTAGATAACAATGCTGTGAAACGTGATGTTGAATTTATGGTTGTCCGGGCTTTGCTAGAACAGCCAATTGTCGTTCCCGCAGGAAAAGGTTTCACATTAACTTTCGAATGGGTGGAATCTTAAGGAGGCTATCGGAATGGATACAACTATTCAAATCATATTAACTGTATTCAGTTCTGTATTGGCCTCTTCAGGATTGTGGGCATATTTACAGAAGCGATCTGAAAAGAAAGATGTTAAAACTGAACTGTTGTTAGGTTTGGCGCATGACAGAATCATGTTTTTAGGTATGTCATATATTGATCGGGGATTCATAACCCAGGATGAGTATGACAACCTTTACACATATTTGTACAAACCATATGAGAAGATGGGTGGTAACGGGTCAGCTAAACGAATAATGAAAGAAGTTGACCAGTTACCAATCCGGTCTTCATATTCTAAAAATGAGGAGGTAACCTAAATGGGTACTACATCTGAAGAGTTAAAGAAACTCTATGCAAAACTCGGCGGTAAGGATCCTAAAGTAGCAGGCTTCAGTGCTCCCGGTGAGATTCTGAACGCTATTAATGAGATTCCGTTGCCTACTGAGTACGAGCTTCCTACAGTTACGAAAGAAGACACCGGCGATGTTCTTGTGGTAAACGAGGAAGGACATTGGGATAAGGGTGAAGCAAGTGGTGGCCTTCCGGATGTTACTGCCGCCGATAACGGAGATATTCTCCAGGTTGTGGAGGGAGCTTGGACAAAGGCTGAACTTAGTGATAACCTAGTAGTACTTCATGCTAAAAAGGAAAGCGATTATTTATCAATACAAGACGCTACGGTTAATCAAATAAATAATTACTTAAATAATGGCAAGATCGTAGTTGTGCTGTATGGGACACAACCGCTTTTGGCCTCTTATGACGGCAATTATTTGTTTGGCATTCGAAGGACAAGTCTCGCGAAGATCGATCTCTCATATTATCAATTTTTTAGATTACCAGCAAAGTATATGAGAATTGACGGATACCAACTTCCGAGAGCATATTCTGACATTAACGGAAAAGTATTAACAGTCAAAAATGGAGAATGGTCTGCAGAAAATCCCCCCGCCTCTTTACCTGAAGTAACTGCAGCGGATAACGGAGATATTCTCCAGGTTGTTGAAGGTGCTTGGGCAAAAGCGTCGGCCACAAGTGGAGCATGTATCATTTACAACGTCGGAGCATTTTCTAATGGTTCCCAATTATCGGTAAGTGGTGGAAAATCGGCTGACGATATTAACAGCTCAATTTCAGATGGAAAAAATCCCGTATTAGTTGGGAGTGACGGCAAAGTATATTATTATGCGGGTGTGTATATGACGCCCATGGGTTATGAAGAAAAAAATTTTGTTAGTCATACGATTGACTGGGATTCAACAAACAACAAATATGTAGTTAAGCTTTATCGCGTATATTACAATCACTCATCCACATATTACGTGTGCGAAAATGGAGCAATAACTATTGGATAATAGGAGGTGATCCTTAATGAGTAACAAACTCTACGATATTCTGAAATTCATTGCTCAGATTGTCCTTCCGGCTCTCGGTACCTTATATTTCAGTCTGGCGACTAAATGGGGTCTGCCTTATGCTGAGCAGATTGTAGGTACCATCACCGTAGTTGACACATTCCTGGGAACTATTCTTGGTATCAGTACTATTAAGTATAATAAATCAAAGGATGATTAACGATGTTTGTATTATTTAACCCAAACCCGCGTGGAAATTTCGTGGGTGATTGTGTTATACGTGCTATCTGTAAATTAACTAACAAAACTTGGGAAGATGTTTATTTAAGCATCGCCATACAAGGATTCATGATGAAGGACATGCCCTCCGCCAATCATGTGTGGGGGGCTTACCTTCGGAGTGAAGGATATTCACAACATGTTTTACCTGACACTTGTCCTGATTGTTATACAGTCATGGATTTCTGTAACGATTTCCCTAGTGGAACATATTTGCTGGCCACTGGCTCTCATGTAGTTACTGTTGTTGATGGAAACTACTATGACAGCTGGGATAGCGGCCGCGAAACACCAATATATTATTGGAAAAAGGAGAATAACTAATGGCTATCAACAATTACGGATACCCGATGTATCCAATGCCTTATCAACAGCAATACCCAATACAGCAACAGACAGTCTCTAATACTCCCGTCACAGTAAACCAGAATCCGCAACATGGAACTGGGATTATTTGGGTTCAGGGAGAGGCTGGAGCAAAAGCATATCCTGTAGCACCTGGTCTTAGTGTGTTGCTCATGGATAGTGAGAAGGATTGCTTCTATATTAAGACGACAGATGCAAGTGGCGTACCTATGCCGTTACGCATTTTCACATATACCGAGGTTGTCCAGTCACAGCAAGCTAGACAGCCCGAACCCCAGTATGTAACTCGTGAAGAGTTCGAGGAACTTAAAAGAATGCTGCAAGATAGACCAAGGAGGGACAACAGAAATGGCGAACAGGCTTTTTCGAGAAACTCAAAACAACAGTCTAATGAGTAGATTGCAGATGCTTAAAGAAAACCCTCAGAAGTTTCTTTTGCAGTCAGAATTCAAAATACCCCCGGAATATCAGAATAGCCCTGAGGATGCTGTCAATTATTTAGTTCAAAGCGGTCAGGTTAGCCAGGACCAGATTAACTATGTAATGAGTATGGCATCCAAAATGGGCATTAAATTATAGGTAATTCTTGCAAGATTACATATATTTTAATCAAAGGAGGATAATGTTATGTCATTATCAAACGGTACTGAAAACATGGTTATGCCTGTAGCACCTATGTACGGTGGCAGCTACGGCGGTGGACTCGGCAACGGTTTCGGAGGAGACGGTTGGTGGATCATCCTGTTACTTCTGCTCGCTGGTAACGGCGGTTGGGGTAATGGTTTCGGTGGTGGTGCGTACAACTACGGAAACATGATGGCAGGCTATGATTTTCCTTGGCTTCTTAATGGACAGCAGGGAATTAATCAGAACACCAACAACGGATTCCAGAACGCTATGCTCAATGATAACATCACTTCTATTAGGGATGGTGTTACCGCTCTGAGTTCACAGCTGTGCAATGCTTCCAGCGATGTACAGATGGCGCTTGCTAGTGGCTTTGCCGGTGTAGAGCAGGGAGCTAATGCTCGTCAGATGGCTGATATGCAGCAGATGTTTGGCGTTCAGACAGCTCTTCAGAATTGCTGCTGTGAGAACAGAGCAAATATCGCTGACCTCAAATACACCATCGCAACAGAGGAATGTGCGACTCGGAATAATTCTTCCATGAATACAAGAGATATTCTGGAGAATCAGAATCGTAATACTCAGGCCATTATCGACAAGCTGTGCCAGCAGGAGATTGATACCCTTAAGACTCAGAATGTCGCACTTCAGAACCAGCTCAATATGGCTACTCTTCGTGAAAGCCAGACTAATCAGAATGCTATTATTCAGCAGGGCTTTGCTAACGAAGTTGATCAGCTGTATAACAGACTGAACAATTGTCCGGTACCTACCACTCCGGTATATGGTCGCACCCCTATTTTTACCTGCAACAGTAACAATGGATGCGCATGTGGATGTGGTGGATCGTTCTAAATACATAGGAGGTAATTACTATGGCTGAATTTACCAGAAACGACGTACAGCTCGTGCAGCCTAATCAGCCTGTACTTCTTGACACAACCATCGGTTGTAATAAGGGTTATGTAATTCATCGTGAAGGTAGTGGAATCCTCACTCTGCGTGGAATTGTAAATTGCAACAATGCGTGCTTCGCAAGATATCAGGTTACTTTCAATTGTAACATTGGTATTCCTAATGGCGGAACTGCTCCGGCCCCGATCAGTATTGCGATCGCAATTGATGGAGAACCGGTGCTTACGAGTAAAGCAATTGTCACTCCGGCAGCGGTAGTGCCCGCTACTCCTGCTACCTCAGAAGAGAATTATTTTAACGTAACGAGTACAGCTATCGTGACCGTACCTAGAGGATGTTGTTTCAACGTCAGCGTTGAGAATACTTCTGCATCTACGGACGCAACTGCTCCTGCACCTGCTATTAACGTGAGAAACGCTAATCTTGTTGTCACCAGAATTGCTTAAGAAAGGAGTAAATGCTATGTCTAGAATGAAATACGATGAAGTAGAAGATATTCTTTGTGACGAACTTAACGAAATCTCTCGGAAGGGTGATATTGACAGAACCACTCTGGATGATGTGTACAAGCTTACATCAACCCTTGTCATGATCGAAAGTCTGAAGAATCCCGATCAGGGATATTCCAACGCTTATGGTCGTCCGATGACGATTCGCATGAGTCGTATGTATGATCCGTATAGCAGAGATAATTACAGTCGAGGAATGTCTTATGACGATTACAGCGAAGCCAGAGGTCGTGATGCGATGACTGGCAGATTTGTAAGTCGTGACAATGATCCCGGTTACAGTCGTCACACGGCTGAGCAGAAAGTAACACATAAGCTTGAAGATATGCTCGATACTACTCAGGATCAGCGTATCAGAGATGCACTTACTCAGGCTATTAACATGCTGAAGTAGGAGGATATTTTTATGCTTAGCTTAGCTGAAATTGAGGCAACTATTGATGAACTCATTGCAACTGGAGATACCACATTTGAAACATGTGAACATCTGGCACATCTCAAAATCACAAGGGATTTGCTCAGGGATAGACTCAATGTAAATGAGTTCGATGTAAACAGAGGTAATCAGATGTAACTTTTGTATAAAACCCTTAAAAACCTATCTCCTTGTTACTATGGTCTCTTTCGTTCACAAATACCATTTTTAAGGGTTTTGATGTGTTAAGAAGTTGTAGAAGTTGGTTAAATCCGCTTCTACACTTCTTAACGCATATTTTTCACCTTATCTTATTTTTTGTCGTATATTTTACAACGCCTTTAGTGGAAACATTGTGTTTACATTGAAAGGAGAACGATTATGGAAATTGGAGTAAGATTTATTGTTGTTTTTCAAACAGACGGACTCGACAAAAAAGGTATGAAGAAGAGTTTTGAGGATGATGGAATCACCGTTGAACAGATTGATGAAGATATTTTAACTATGGGTGATACCAAGTATCCGGTAACTACATATTTACTTAGAGGGAGTCTTGGAGACTTTTTGAAAACAAAGATTAAGTACAATTGCCAATCGGCAGAAGACAATATGTATGTACTGTTTCCGATTGAGAGAGGGGCTTAACGGCCTCTTCTCTTTTTTCGCCGCATAATTTACAACTCCTTTAATGGAATAAAAGACCATTTATACGAAAGGAGAATTATTATGATTAGACCGGAAGACGATTATAGGGAAGTTATTGACTATAGAGAAGTAAAGAAAGAAACTGTAGTTGAGACTAAACCGGCAGCGGGCGGTATGTTTAGTCAAATAGGAGCATTTATTAAATGGGCTAACAACAACGGAGGGTTTAGGATCTTATGATCCTGCCCTTTTGTTTTTCTCGCATGTTTTACATATTCTGTAATGGAACATAGATTTCTATTAAAGAAAGGAGCAATATTATGAGCGAAAATATTGAAAGATTTCCGAGTCCGGAAGAGATTGAAAAACTTAAAAAGAAAGCCGAACGAAGGGCAAAAAGACAAGCTAGAAAAGAAGCAATTAAGAAATGGGTTGCAGACAATAAAGAGGTCATCATCGGATCGATTCCAGTCGTAGTAGCCACGACTACTAAAGTGGTAAAAGGGGTTAAACGACATAAGAATTATAAAGCCGAAAAAGATCTAAAAGATTTGTATATTTACGACGCACATCTTAAGCATTATTGGAAGCTTAAAAGGCCACTGACGCCGGCAGAATGGTTTAAGGTTCATGAGCGGAAGGAAAAAGGAGAAAGACTTGAAGTTATTTTAAGAGACATGAGAGTGCTTGACTTTTAGAAATTATTGGTTTAAGAAGCAGAGAGGGATCTGGATTTTCTGATCCCTCTTTTCTTTTTGTCCGAACGCTCTTTACCATAAAAAGTGTTAAAATGATATTTGTAAAAATTCCCGGTGGGGATTTTTGAAATTCGCATTTTCTACAATGATTATTATGAGAAGGAGAAGCAGAGCGATGCGTCAGATATCGAGAGATATTTGGGGTCTCACAAAAATGAGGCGAAGATCAACGAGACCTTCTCTTATTTTTTTTTGTTAATCGTATTTATTACAACTCCTATAATGAGAAATCATATTTCAAAGGAGGATACAATTATGAAACAAATTAATTTATTTAAAACACGGGTATTAAGAGTTAATAAAGAAAGAAAGATGATATGCATCATCGGAATTCTTGGAGAAGCTGGTGTATTGATAGATGGAAGATACAGAGCATTTCCGATAGATTCCGGTACACAGATTGAATTCTTGGCAACCGATACTCAGTGGAAACTTATTAAAGATTTGCTTGAAAAGATTGATGAACTTGAACAGATGGTGTGATGATTAGATTTGAAAGAGGGCCTTACAGGGGCTTCTCTTTTTCTCGCATATTTTGCAATCCATTTAATGAAACAAACAACCTTAACACGAAAGGAGAATACTATGAAACTAATTGAGAAACTTGAAACACTGAGTCCGTATAAGGATTTAAACAGTTGTAACATCAAGCAGGCGTTTGCTATGGGTGTAGCACAGCAGTTATCATTACAGGGATTCATTTGGATAGTTGCATTATTTGTAATTGGATTCACCGGGCATAAGTTAACGATTGTAAAACGTAAAAAGGATTAGGCTTCGGCCTTTTCCTTTTTTATTCGCATTTTTTACAACGCATAATATGAGAAGACGGAGTTAGTGGTGTAATTGGTAGCACGCCCTGGAATGGGAGGATAGGGTTCGAATCCCGGTAAACATCTTCTATATTTTTTGTCGAAAGGAGGTGAGACTATGAGTACAGCAGTTTGGCTTGTCATCGTCTTTGTTACAGCAATATTTTCGATGACTCTAGCGCTTATGATCGCAAGTAAGCGTATAGACAACAACCTGAACCAGAGGGCTATTGGAACGATCAAGATGGATTCATCTGATCCTACAAGCCCTCCTTATTTATTTGCTGAGTTTGAACCGAACGGTTTTGAAACTCTGCAGAAAAGTGAGTTTGTAATAATGAAGGTTGACTTGTCTGGGTACATTAAGTGACAGATATTTGAAAGGAGAAAAAAGATGAAAAAGAGAATTGAGTATGGGAAGCTTGCAGATATTGTTGACAGATATTCTGGTAAGGTAGTACGCATTGGTACCGCAGGTAGCGGATATTACGTATGTGGTGTATGGAACGAAGATCTGTTAAAGGATCTTAACCAGTGGGAAGAAACAAAAAAGAAGATGAAAAAGGATCAGATTAAAAAGCTTAAGGAGGTACTGGCTAAGTCTAAGGTTGACTTGCCAGAATATTTGAAAAAACTTCCGGAGCTTGAGAAGGAAGCACGAGAAGCCAAAGCAGAAAGTGATGCAATCTCTGGAAAGGTATTTCTCAATTCTGCACGTAGAGATCTTCGTAGACAGAAGGTTCGCAATGCTCTGGAATCATATTCGGAGCGGCTTATCAAAGAGTTTGAAGAGGCTCACAAAGATATTCGGGGAAAGGAGCGAAGGAAGGCTCATTACGATTTCACAACTATGCTTACGAAACGTAAGAAACAGTACAACCGCAGACTCGAAAGATATTTGAACTATCTTGCGTATCTGGACGCTCTTGACCTTAAGGAGCTTACTACAGCTGAAGGTAAATCTATTGTGGCTGGCAGTAAGTACGACGAACTTGTTAAAAAGATTAATAATGCCAAAGCACGTATCGAGGTGTATCCTGGAAAGATTCGTGATGGCTTAAGATATTTGAAAAATTACACACCGTTCATGGAACGTGATGTAAGAGATATTTATGGATCCGACATTAGTAAGGGTGAAACTTCAATCATTGTAAATGGACGTGAGGCTGGTCCATTTTGGGATTGCGAAGAGTTTAATATTTGGAAGAACAGTGGTGTTGTAGTCAGTGACCGTGAGAATAATATTGAAAGGATGGAGGAGGAAGCATGAAATATCTGTTCACATATGCATATAAAGGCAAAAACCTAGGAAAGCCGGAGAACGGAGAGGGGTCGGTGGAAATGACCTTGCATGGTTCGGACAATATCACCCCAAAGGTGATTAAGTCAGCATGTGACATTGTGAGGGAAGACCTTAATGGCAAAGGGATACAGGTTGATTTAATTGTCCCTATGGGCTGGTTTAAGTATGACGAGGCAGAAAACGAGGATAATAAAAAGCTGTTAAAATCTGGAATGCTTGAAAAAACGATAGACGATATCGACTTTGCCATTAAGACAACAGATTCACAGGATGATTATAGCATGGGTATGCGTAACGGTATGAGGTATGTAAAAAGCCTTATTGATGGTAAAGAACCACAGTATGAACCAACACGTACTGATGAAGGAATAAAACTTGGGATAGATCTTGGAGATGAAGTGGTTGGCGATTACGGATCAAAAGGCGTTGTAGTAGGCATGGTCACTTATGAAGGTGAAGTTTTGTTATCGCTTTTGATGATAAACCATAAAGTTCCTCAACTCGTTAAAGCATCAGGGTATAAAACAAAGACGGGTAGACACTTTCCACAGATTATAGAAGTATTGGAGCAGATGAAAGGAGAAGCAGATGGAAAATAGATTTGTCATAATTCATTGTCCTTATACAGGAAGGAAATATATTTACACCAAAACAATTGTTAACGGCAGGATTTGTGTTGATATAGTAAGGATTGATTAGGAGGATAACGCATGAGTGATTTAATCAGCAGACAGGCGACGACAGATGAGAACTATAAAACACGGAAAGCTTTGGAAGCAGTATTAACTGTGATTGAATATCTAAATGACGAAGAATATTTCGCTTCGGATATAGAATGGGTAGATACAAAAGGATACGCGATGGATTGCGATTTAGGATATTTTTTCGGAGGATTGGAGAATCTTAGAGACTTGCTTATAAGCAGATTAAACAAAGAAGTTCCGCGATACAGACAAGCATGCGAGGAATATAAGGAGGAGAAATAATATGAGTTATCATGAGAGAAGTTTTTATGGAGCATATGATGCGCGGGAAGATATTCGTAAGCTGGAGAAGCGGATCGAGATGCTTGAGAACATGGTTGGTCTTTTGGTCAAGAATGACAAGCCTGAAAGACGTGAGTACGTGCATCGTCCCAGATACAGTAAGTATGTTCTGGTAGCAGATGATGTAACTGGCGTACAGTCATACGTATATTCTCTGGAAGCATGTGCTAGATTTAACGCTAAGGAGATGGACAACGTAACATATCTTACGCTGGTTCCGGATGCGTACAACGACAATGCTCCGAGAACAGAGATTGTTGTCATCACTGAAAACTTTTTCCAAAGATGGAAAAATACTCACTACGGCTTTACTGTAGTATCATATTCAGAGCTTAGTGAAATTCTCAAACTGGACGGCATAATTAAAGGAGAAAGCGAGGAATAGATATGACAGAACACAGAAAATACTATTTCGGGAGTTCAGCAAAAAATAAGTTGCTTGGTAGGTTATTAAATCACTTCTATAAAATGTATACAGAAGAAAAGATTATTAACGGTACAAGATATATAGTTGAATATCATCGCTCACCGTTCTGGGCTTATGAGAAGCCTACGTTGAAGATGTTTATTAAAGATAAACTGCGAATTTGGCATGGACAAGTATGGGAAGTATTTCCGAACGGGTCTCGCTGTGGTTTTGGAACAACATGCTTTGCGGCGCTGAATCCCAAGAAGAGAATGAAAAAATTCCTGGATGCTGAGTCAAAGCGTGTGTACCGTTGGACAATTGAAGACAGGTCAGAAAGCGAGGATAAGGAGATAAAAAATGAAAATTGATTTAGAACCACTTAAAAGATTTCATTGGTTTGAAGATGAAAGTGGAAATATATATGACGGAATGGATTCAAATTTACCAAAGGATATAGACTATTTTACTTATCACGTTGTGGAACCATTAGTCTATTCAGAACCAGTGGATAGTTATACATATCATCCCGAACATTTACATGAGAGAAATTCATTTTATCATGCTATGTTACATTTCAAATGGTTTTATAATCTAATGTATAAACGCATGAAAAGAAAAGGAATGAGCAGAACATTTAAGCGCATATTTACAGGACATACACATATAGGTAGTGGTAATGAAAAGATAATATTAGCTATGGCTAATAGTGGTGATTATACATTATCAGAGGCTATATATGTATATGCCACTTCTTGTGAAAGGTGTATTAATGCTTTGACCTATAAATATCTTAACGGAGAAGATGGTTACGCCGAATATAGTGAGGAATGGAAGAAATGTAATACATCTTGTAGATATTGTAAGGATAGTAGAGAAGCAGATAAGGCAGAAAGCGAGGATAAGCAATGAAGTATATAGTTTGGTTTGATGATTATTCAATGGGGTATGGGTGCTATATTCATTTGATCGGCATTTTTGACACAATGGAATTAGCAGAAGAAGCTATTAAAAAGGTTAAAGCCAAGATCGAACCCGAAATTGAAAAGAATGCAAATGCAAAATTCTTCGAAATTAATTTAGTAGGCGTGGATGTCAATGAAATTAGTTATCCGGAATTTAATGATTGGCGATACGATTCCAAGTATATTCTTGGTGGTTATGAGGAATAAGGAGGATGAGGAATTAAATATATGAACGCTATAATTTTTAAGAAAAAAGGATCTGAACCTATGAAAACTATAATTTGTGACATATGTGGTAAACCAAAAACTATAGAAAAAGGATTTAAAGTTAAAATAAAGGCGTATGAACTGATTTTTCCTCATATTGATATTTGTAGTGACTGTATGGATGAGATACTAGATCAGATTGGAGAAGTTGTATGCCCGAATTGTGCTCACTATCCTGAGAATGGTATATCGACAAATGCAATTTGTATAAGGTGTACGCATTATCAGTCATTTATGCGAAAGGAGAGAAAAAATGAGAATTAAGTTGTATTTTATCGCGACTATCGCGTTTAGTATTCTGATGGTTGGCTCTGCTGGAGCTATGTACACAGGTATCCTTACATTCTTTGAGGGATGCTGGCAGTCGTCAGTATTTCTCATTGCAGCAGCTTGGTTTTGGAATCTTCTCAGAATTGAGAGTGAAAGAACCGCAAAATCAGTTCACAGAACCAAAAGAGAATCAGAAGATATTTTAACAGCTTTTAGAGATGGCTATGAAAATACAAAAACCTTCAAAAGAGTTTACTCTGGAGAGGGTTCTTTTTTCGTTGAGAGTGAACGATTAAGATAATCGCATATTTTTCAATCCGTTTAATGGAACTATAAAATTTTAATCCAGAAAGGAGAAGAAAGATGGATAAGAAGAACACTGTAGACGATGTTGTGCAAGGAGCAATACTCAAAGGATACGAGGAATTACAGAAATTGACTCCTGGATCAAAAGAATACAGCGAAATGAACAGAGCAATTATATCCTTTTGTGAGGTTTATTACGACTATCAAAAGGCTACACTTGATCGTCAAAGCAATGACGATAATAGGAAACGTGAAATGGAACTCAATGCTGAGCTCAAACGTGAACAAATGAAACACGAAGCTAAGTGGAAAGAATTGGAAATCGAGATGAAGAAACTCGGGTACGAAGTTGATGAACGCATTCGAGATAAACAGATCGAAACTGATATTGAAATGAAGAAGCTTCAGATGGACAACGAATTCACGATCAAGCAGCAGGATATTGAATCACGTTACAATATTCATGCAGATGACTTAGATGATCAAAAGAAAAGCCGATGGGTCGATTGGGCACTCAGAGGAGCAGAAATTGCGCTTGGAATCGCTAGCGGTATTCTTGCGACAGGGGCATTAAACAAATGTTTATCGTTCGAAGAGACTGGTTGCTTTACGTCAAACGCATCTAGAGGAATTGTATCTAAAATGTCTAACTTTTTCGGGTTTGGGTTTAAGAAAAAGTAGAACAAGAAGAGAAGCTCTTTACAGGGGCTTCTCTTTTTTCGCCGCATATTTTACAACTTCTATAATGAGAAAAACATTAACACTCATTATTGAAAGGAGACGACTATGGAATTTAGAATTAAATCGAATTTAGGAAAAAGATTGGCAGCGTTTATCATTAAACGAGTATTACGGAAGAAGTTCGGCCTTAAGGTAAAGTTCAAATTTACCGAGGGAACAACACCGGAAATGACTACGGAAAATGGTGTAACGAAATTGTCACTTTCCATCGAGGCAGAAGTAAAGGAAAAGGACGTTGAGAAATTATTAGACAAGTATGATGTCGAGGAGGAAGCCTGAAAAGGCTCCTCTTTTTTTTCTGAAAATTATATTTTTGAAAGGAGAAGAGAAATGAGTTTCAAATCAGCATTACCTACAATCTTATCGACAATGGCAGCAATAGGTGTTGGTGTAACAGCTGTGTTGTCAGCAAAGGCAGTTCCGAAAGCAATTAAGATTATTGAGAAAAAATCCTGGGAGCGTTACACGAACGCAGAGGATCCGCTTAGCAAGAAAGATATTGTCAAACTTACGTGGAAGGAATTCATACCTACAATCGCAGTTGGTGTGGGGACAATTGCTTGTATATTTGGATCAAACGTACTTAATAAAAAGCAGCAGGCTTCATTGATCAGTGCGTATGCATTAATGAGCGAAGGATACAAAAGATATTCTGACAAGATTCGAGAGATTTATGGTAACGCAGTCCACGATAAGATTAAGGAAGATATTTCCGTTGAGGATGCTAAGGAAACCGAGATTCTCGGGTACGACATGGTACCTATGAATGACATGGTATTCAGCGCAGAGGATGAGACAGAGATATTAATGTACGAGAACCTCTCAGGACTTCCTGGTGCCGGAAGATATTTCAAGACAACGCCAAGCAGAGTTATGGTTGCTGAGATGAATCTGAATCGCAACTTTGTGATTGGAGCAGAACCAGACCTCAATGAGTTCTATGAATATTTAGGACTTGAACCGCTTAAGACTGATGGCTTAGACGGTTCTGTGATTGGGTGGGACACTTCCGCAGGATATTACTGGGTAGACTTTAAGCATATTCGTCAGGAGACTGATGACGGTTTAATTTACTATGTTTTGCATACTCCATACACACCAGAGATTCTAGAGAGATATTGCCAGAACTAATCGCATATTTTTCAAACACTATAATGGAAAGGAGGTAAGCTACTATGAAAAAGCCAGGAGTTGAATTTGCGTACTTTTTAGGTGGACTTTTGATGGGAGTTGCAAGTAATGCCATTGAGTCTATCAGAACAAAACGTGAAATCAAGGTTCAGGTTGCTCAGCAGATAGCAGCCGAAAAAGCAAAAGAGAACAAAGAAACAGAAGACAAAGAAGGAGAGGCCTAAATGGTCTCTTCTTTTTGTTTAAAAATTATATTCTGAAAGGAGAGGAAATGAAACTCAAAGCACTAATGGCTGCTGGGAAGGAAGTAGCTGTCAGAAAAGCTCCGGAAATTCTTTCGGGTGCCGGAATCGCTGGGATGTTAACCGGGGTTGTGTTTGCAATTACAGCGACTCCAAAAGCTTTAAAGCTTATCGAAGAAAAGAAAGAAGCAGAGAAACGGAACATCCTAACAAAAACAGAAGTAGTCCAAACTACGTGGAAATGTTATATTCCGACGATAGTAAGTGTTGTTGTATCTGCAGGTTTGATAATTACTGCAAATTCCATTCACAATAAAAGAATGGCTGCACTTGCAGCGGCGTACACCATATCTGATACGGCATTCAAAACCTATAAGAACAAAATTGTTGAAACAATAGGTGAGAAGAAGGAAAAAGATATTCGCGACGCCATTAACCAGGATGAAGTAAACAATGATAAAGAAAACTTCATTGTGATTGATACCGGAAAAGGCGACACGTTGTTTAAAGACAAGTTGTCTGGAAGATATTTTAGAAGCAGTATAACTGCTGTAGATAATGCAATAAATGAGTTTAATGACGAATTGAACACAACGTATGAATTGTTTACGCCATTGAATAGTTTATACGCATATTTAGGATTGCCAGACATAGGCCTAGGTCGAGACAACGGATATTCATCGAGTAAAGACGGTTTGCTCAGGAAGATCGATGATGGATCATGGATAACCGCTCCAAATGGCGAGCCATGCAAGGTTCTGGAGTTCTATACGGAACCAAGATATTGTGATCCTAGGAAGCGCGACTACGAGTGCTAAACGCATTTTTTACAATGTATGTAATGGAGAAACATCCACAAAAATTATATTTAAGGAGGAAACAAAAATGATGGATCTCAAAAAAATCGTAACAGGAACCATAGCAGGTTGTGTGGCAGGTGCAGTAGCAACAATACTCACTTCTCATGGACTTAAGATGAGAGAAGAAAATGCTAAGAAACCGGTCGACGGACCTATTGATGGTGAGGCAGAGATTGTTGATGACGACGATCAGAAAGAAGTTTAACCTAAAGTTAATTTAAAGGAAGTTTTAAAAGGGAGGAGCCTAACAAGGGCTCTTTCCTTTTTATTTTTGAAAGGAGAAAAAGAATGAAAGAGAAGATAACCAAGGCTAAGCATTTTGTTATTAAGCATCGTGCCACTATTGCAGCGGTTGTTGTAGGAGCTGCAACTGGATATATGGGATATCGTGTTGGTTTGAAAATCGGAACTAACACTAGCTGGGAGCTTTTCGAGAAAGACCTTATCGATTTTGCCAAGGAAGCTCAAAAGGATGGCAAAGTTATTTCCAAGCTTATTGACGGTGGAAAGGTAATGATGAAATTTGTTCCTAGCGAATAGGAGGATATTTTATGGGAATGTATGCTTATTCAGGACAGGTGTGTGAATTCGGAAAAGTAGTTCAGGAACACTGGGAGGGTGAGACCTGGGCTGTATCTGAAGCCAAGGCAAAAAGCAATTTAACGTATCAGTGGAAGGTAAAAAATAACCGGGGGGCAGATTCCAAAGTCACGCTTCCCGGTAAGGTGGTAGAGATTGGAGGATAGAATGGCAGATATTAATTTGGATGATTATAAATCGAATTCCAATTCAAAAAAATCTGAAGAATCTGCTGATCAACCGAAGATCAATCCGGTAATAACAAGAACTGAAGAGGTTAGGAAAAGCGGACCGCTCAACTTCTTCAGAAGGATATTTAACAACAATCCGGATACAAAGGTATCGATCGTGTCCAATGTTGTTATTCCGGAGATCAAAAAGATGCTAGACGACAGTTTTCACATGATGCTTTTTCCGAATGGTGGAAATAATCGTAGTGAACGTAACAAAGCATCAAAGATTTCTTACAGAAGTTATTACGATCGGGACGATTTTCCAAGAGAAGAAGATTTTTCGGAAGAACAGCGATCAATTATATTTAACGTGTATGATTATGATCGCGTTCCTTTTGATACTCGTGGTGAAGCCGAATCGGTGATTAAATCTATGTGGGAAGTTCTCGATAGATACAAGATAATTACTGTGGCAAATTATTATGAGTTGTCAGATATTAAGCATTACAGTTATCCTTGTAACGATTATGGCTGGACGGATATTCGTAGTGCTGAAGCAATTCCTTATGGTCGGCGTTGGAGAATTAAAATCAGTCGACCTATGCCAATTAATTAAGGAGGATATTTTATGGCACCAACAGATGACGGTATGTCTTTTGTAAAAAATGCTATATATTACTCAAATCAGGAGCATGAAAAGGCGGACATGGTTAATCATCCGCCTCATTATATTTCTGAAACTGGGTTAGAGGTAATCGATGTTATTGAAGCATTTACCTTTAATCTTAGTGGAATTGAGGCAACAGACACCGGCAATGTTATCAAGTATATTTGCCGATGGAAAGAAAAGAACGGAATTGAAGATCTTAAGAAAGCTCAGTGGTATATTAACCATCTGATTAATGTATTAGAGAAAAAGGAGAAGATGAAAAATGAAGATTAAAACAATATGCACAGCTGTAAAGCGCGCGATTATTCGCAAAAGCCCAGAGATATTTATTGCGGCTGGTTCAGTTGGTCTTATTGCAGCAGGTGTTGTAGCATGCAAGAAGACACTTAAATTGAAAGATATTCAGGCTAAGCGCGATGAGATCATGAAGCAGATCGATGAGCTTGAGGCTGAAGGTACTGATGAATACACACCTGAAGATGCGAGTAATGACAGACGTATCACAAAAGTTAAAACGGCGCTCGATTACGCAAAATTATATTCTATCCCCGTTGGGATCGCTGCTGTATCGATTGCATCGATTATTTGGGGAGGTAAGATCCTTCGTAAAAGAAATGCAGCTCTTGTGGCGGCTTACGCGACTATTGACAAGAGTTTCAAAGAATACCGAAAGAGAGTATCAGAACGTTTCGGAGAAGAAGTTGAGAAACAGATTCGGTATAACACAAAAACTGTTGAGGAAAAAGAAAAAGTAATTGATGAAGAAACTGGAAAACAGAAGACCGTTAAGACTAAGAAGGAAGTGGATAACGGTTTTGGAGAAGGATATTCTGAGTATGCTCGTATGTGGTATTGCGGAAACACCGGTTGGAGCGATGATCCTGAAGATCGTCTCAGATTCTTAACATACCAGGAACGAGTTCTTACAGAGAAGCTTCGTCGTAGAGGATATTTGTTCCTCAATGAGGTTTATCGGGTTCTTGGTTATCAGGAAACAAAGGCTGGACAGATTGTTGGATGGATTTATGATCCGGATGACAAGGAACGTGATAATTATGTAAGCTTCGGTATATTTAATATTCGGAAGCCTAAGAATGGCGAGTTCATCGATGGAACTGAAGAGGCTATTATATTAGACTTCAATGTTGATGGACCGATCATCGATCTCATTTAACATGAGCATCGTGATATTTATACTATTGGTGGGCATTCTTGTGATGTCGGAATGTCCACCTAGTAAGGAGGATATTTATGGAAAGACCAGAAAGAGCAGAAGCTATAAATCAGCTGAAAAACGTAATTGACGAGTATGAAAACAAAGACAAGGTTTTTGAAGCTGGTGTTCTTCGAGGGATATTTTACTCCATGACCTTATTGGAACATGGAAAAGAATACGCCGATAAAAAGGTCGACATGAAGAAACCGTAGGAGGATCACATAAATGAATAAGATATTTTGCTTAGTGAGCTTCGTTGGTGGATTAACTATTGGCTCTGTAGTTACATGGAAGATTTCTCAGAAACGATACGTTGATATTCTCAACAAAGAGGTTGAATCCGTTAAAGAGGAGTTCGCAAAGAACAAAAAGATATTTGCTGATGAGGTTATCAAAGAAAAAGAATCTGAAATAAAGGCTAATGTCGCAAAGGAAAAGCCTGATATTTCAAACTACGCAGACATTCTTAAGGGTTCTGGTTACGTTAAATACAGAAAAGAAGAATCCACGAAAGCTAATAAGGATGATGAACCTTATATTATTGCCATGGAACGTTTTGGCGAGAATGAGGAGTATAGCGCAGAAACAATCAAATATTATATTTCAGACGACACATTTACCGACGATAATGATGAAATCTTGGAAGATCTTGATATTATCCCGGCAGATGAGATTCGAGAGTACTTCAGTAGTCATAAATCGGAAGATGACTGTTTATATTCTCGGAATGAACGTTTGAAGACCGATTTTGAAATTCTGTTAGTTCTTATTTCTTACGACGAGATCCTGGCAGAGAAGCCATATTTGAATAGCGCAAGGATAACGGATGATTAGAATCGAAATGAGAGAAGATTATTTTAAGTGGATTTGTAATCTGATCTCTAACAGAGGAAACAGTGCGTATTACAAGAAACTCTTAAGATATTTGTTTGATACTGATTTCATCTATGTTATGGAACGTGACGAGAATCGAGCTATTGACGGTTTTGATTTAAGGTATCGATACGCGTATGATCGTGGTATTTCATATGATGATGCTGATCATTTTCTTGGGGATCGTAAATGCAGCATGCTTGAGATGATGGTCGCTTTGTCCAATCGAATTGAGGAGCAAATTATGTGCGATCCTGATATTGGTAACAGAACTGGAAAATGGTTTTGGGACATGATAAAGAATCTTGGATTGGACGGCATGAATGATAAGCGATTCGATTTGAAACATGTCTCTATCGTTATTGACAAATTCCTTCATCGTGAGTATCAGGCGAACGGACACGGTGGATTGGTTTGTATTCCTAACTGTGAACATGATTTGAGAAATGTTGAAATCTGGTATCAGGTAATGTGGTATTTGACAAAATTTTATTAGAAAGGAGAAGAGAAATGTCAAATGATATTCTTCAAATGTTATGCGGTCATGAAACGGCTATTCAGGCTCAGATCGCATTTAACAGCGCAATAGCTAAGTCTTTAAGAAGAACGAGAAGAAGTTGTTTAGTATCGGCTATAGCAATTGGATATTTGTGCTATAGATTATACAAAGCAGAAACAAGAATTGAGGAGCTCGAATCAAATCGGAGGTGATAGTAGATGTTAGACTTTTTTAGAATTTCAACTCGCCCTGCTAAACGCGGTGTAATCGAAATCTATCCAAAGTTTATTGTCGAAAAAAGCTCTGATTTAATGATTCGAGGTGGAGACTTTTATGCGGTATGGATCGATGAGCAAAAACTCTGGTCCACAGATGAGATGGACGCTTTACGATTGATCGATCGTGAGCTGGATAATTATGCAGAGAAGAACAAAACCAGTTTCGAAGGTAACAGTGTAAGAATCTTACATATGTGGGATGCTGAGTCTGGAATGATTGATAAATGGCACAAGTACTGTCAGAAGCAACTTACGGACTCTTTTCATATGTTGGATGAGAAGGTTATATTTGCCAACAATCACACCACAAAGCGCGACTACGCTTCTAAGAAACTGAGCTATCCGTTAGAGGCTGGTGACTTCTCTGCGTATGACACAATCATGTCAACATTATATTCTGAGGACGAACGTAAGAAAATTGAATGGGCAATAGGCTCCATTATATCTGGTGACTCAAAGAAGCTGCAGAAGTTTCTTGTTCTGTATGGTGACCCTGGAACCGGTAAGGGTACGGTACTCAACATTGTCGAGAAGATATTTGGTGGTAATGACATGTACTGTTCAGCTTTCGATGCAAAGAGTCTTGGCTCAGCGAATAATTCTTTTGCACTGGAAGCATTTAAGAGTAATCCACTTGTAGCAATTCAGCATGACGGTGACTTGTCAAGGATTGAAGACAACACCCGACTTAATAGTTTGGTATCTCATGAATTGATGACTGTGAATGAGAAGTTTAAATCCGCATATTCTAATAGATTTAATTGTTTCTTATTCATGGGTACAAATAAACCTGTAAAGATCACAGATGCTAAATCTGGTTTGCTAAGACGACTTATCGATGTTTCTCCGCTTGGTAATAAGATTCCTCTTCGTGAGTACAATGCTCTGATGAAGAAAGTGGATTTTGAGCTTGGAGCAATAGCCGCTCATTGTTTGGAGGTTTATACCAATAATAAGGACGCTTATGAAGGTTATATTCCTGTGAACATGCTTGGCGCTTCAAACGACTTCTACAACTTCATAGAAGACTCCTATTATATATTTAGGAAGGAAAATGGAGTAACGTTGAAAGCCGCATGGGAGATGTACAAAACGTATTGCGATGATGCCCGAGTAGCGTATCCATTCAGCCAACGGATATTTAGAGAGGAGTTGAAAAATTACTTTGAAGAATTTCTTGACCGATACACAACCGATGATGGCACTCGTGTTAGAAGTTACTACCATGGTTTTAAAGCTGATAAGTTCGAGATTAAGAAAGAAACGTCAGAAGAAGAACCGACAAAAGGTTTATATTTCACTTCGCAAGCGTCTTTATTGGACAAAATGTGCGCTGATTGCCCAGCACAATACGCGAATGAGGAAGAAATACCTAGCAGGAAATGGGAAAAAGTAACTACCAAACTCTCGGATATTGATACGTCAAAGATTCACTATGTAAAGGTTCCAGAGAACCACATTGTGATCGACTTTGATATTCCTGACGAGAATGGTAATAAGTGCTTTGAAAAGAACCTGGAGGCTGCCAGCAAGTGGCCTCGCACTTATGCAGAGCTTAGTAAGTCTGGTCAGGGTATTCACCTGCATTATATTTATGACGGCGACGTAAACAGACTCAGTAGGATTTATGGTGACCATATTGAGATCAAGGTCTTTACAGGTAAGTCTTCGTTAAGAAGAAAGCTCACCAAATGTAATGATATTCCAATTGCTACAATCAATTCCGGATTACCATTGAAAGGAGAAGACAAAGTGGTAAATCACGGAACTATTAAAAGTGAAAGATCTTTGAGAAAGCAAATTGAACGCCATCTTAATAAAGAAGTGTTCGATAGTACTGCTCAAAGCGTGAAGTTTATTGATAAGTTGTTAAACGAGGCTTATGATAGTGGAATGCACTATGATGTTTCTGACATGAAGAAAGCACTTAGTACGTTCGCTGCGTGTAGCTCCAATCAATCTAGTGTATGCAGGAAGATTGTCAGGAACATGAAGTTCAAATCGGAAGATGTGTCCGATCCTGTAGATAGCGAAGACAAGAGAATAGTGTTCTTCGACATAGAGATATTTCCTAATCTGTGTTTAGTATGCTACAAATTTCCCGGGAAGGAAAATCGGGTAATACGTTTGTTTAACCCGAAGCCTACTGATATTGAGAACCTGTTAAAGTATCGACTGATCGGTTTCAACTGCAGACGTTACGACAATCATATTCTGTATGGCATCTTAATGGGATATTCTAACGAAGAGCTGTTTAAGCTGTCCATGCGAATTATTAACAACGATAAGACAGCCCTGTTCGGAGAAGCATACAATCTGTCCTACACTGATATTTACGATTTTGCATCATCTGGCAACAAGATGGGTTTAAAGAAACTGGAGATTAAGATGGGTATTCACCATCAGGAGCTTGGCATATCTTTCGATAAGTCTGTACCAGAGGGACTCTGGGAAGAAGTTGCTGATTATTGCGACAACGACGTTATTGCAACTGAAGCAGCTTTTGAGTATCTCAAAGCAGACTGGACAGCTCGTCAGATTCTTGCTGATTTGGCCGGAATGACTGTAAACGACACAACAAACACTCTGACCACTCGAATTATATTTGGTACGGAGAAGAATCCTCAAAACAAGTTCAATTATCGCAATCTGGCAGAACCCGTGACTGATATTTCTGAAGACAACTTAGCATTCCTCAAGCTGGCTTGTCCGGACATGATGAAAGAAATGTTCGTGCCATATTGTGGCGGAACTCCAAGCTATATGCCTTACTTCCCCGGATATTCTAAAAAGTATGGTCACTCAATATACAGAGACGAGGAAGTTGGCGAAGGCGGTTATGTCTATGCTGAACCTGGAATGTACGGTAATGTTGCACTTCTGGACGTTGCATCCATGCATCCGCACAGTGTAATAGCTGAGGTTTTGTTCGGCGAGGCATTCACCAAAGCCTTCCGCGATATTGTTGAGGGTCGTGTGAATATTAAGCACGAGGCTTGGGACGAAGTCAATAGTATGCTGAATGGTAAGCTTACGCCTTATATTCAGAAAGTCATCAATGGTGAAATGAGATCCAAGGATCTTGCTAATGCTCTTAAGACTGCAATCAATTCTGTATACGGCTTGACATCTGCTAGTTTCCCGAATGCGTTTAAAGACGAACGTAACACAGACAATATTGTTGCCAAGCGTGGTGCGTTATTTATGGTGGATCTTAAGCACGCTGTACAGGAAAGAGGATTCAAAGTTGCACATATTAAGACAGACTCAATTAAGATTCCTGACGCAACTCCGGAGATCATACAGTTCGTAATGGACTTCGGTAAGCGGTATGGATATACGTTCGAGCATGAGGCTACGTATGAGCGAATGTGTCTGGTTAACGACGCTGTTTATATTGCTAAAGATGCTAAGGACGGGCATTGGACAGCAACCGGCAAGCAGTTCCAGATTCCGTATGTGTTCAAGAGTTTGTTCACTAAAGAGCCAATTATATTTGACGATCTGTGTAAGACGTTCGCAGTTACAACTTCGCTCTATCTTGACATGAACGAGGGCTATCCTGATGTGACTGCACAAGAGAAAGAGCTGGCTAAACTGGAAAGCGACTACAAAAAGGGATTGATATCTGATACAACAATAGAGCATATTGCACCTCCATTGGTTGAAGCTATTCAGAAAGGCCATAACTACAAGTTCGTAGGGAAGGTAGGTCAGTTCTGTCCTATGAAACCCGGTACTAACGGCGGTTTGTTAATGCGCCATAACGAAAGTTCAAACAGTTACAGTTTTGCTTCTGAATCCAAAGGTCCTGGATATTTCTACAATGAAGATGGTAAAAAAGTAGAATACATCCAGAGATGGCAGGAGTCTGAGACTGTTAGGTTATTGGGCAAAGAGGATTCCGTAGACCATAACTATTATATTTCATTGGTTAATGATGCCATTGGAACGTTAGCCACTTATGGTGACTATTATTGGTTTGTGTCTGATGATCCTTATGTTGGCCCTGAGTTTATTGATGGTAAACCCATCTACAAAGAAGACAAAGCATTCTGAAAGGAGTTATATTTAAAATGAGAAGTCTGGATAATATTATTGTAGAGAACGCAAGAATCGCGTGCAGAAACTTTGATGGCAATCGTTACAAGCGTGGTGGTGAGCGTAGCTTCTGGCTCGTTATTGAGGATGCTGATACAGCTAACCATCTGCAGAGTCTTGGCTGGAACGTGCGTATTAAGCCCCCTAGAGAAGAGGGGGACCAGCCGTTCATGTATATTCCGGTAGCGATTAGTTATCGGTATGAGAAGTTTGCCCCGAAGATCTACAAGGTTACCGCCCGTGGTAAAGAGAGCATCTACGAAGAGGACGTATCTGACATCGACAACTGGGAGCTTCGTGATATTTTCATTGAGGTCAGACCCCGGTTCTGGACTGATGACGACGGTAATGAGAAAGTTAAGGCGTACCTGAAGACTATGTATGTGACGATTGAAGAGGATCCGTTCGCATACAGATTCCAGGACAATTGATATTCAAATGATTGGGCTCTGCTGTAGTGGCGGGGCCCTTTAAGTTAAGATGAAAGGAGAAGAGAAATGAGTAAAAAATTTTCAGAATGGATGGATAAGAGAAATAAATTCATTACTGAATCAATAGAAAACAGTAAAAAGGAACCAACTATTGTAGGACCGCAATCTATCAGTGAGATGATTATATCTGGTGACACTCTTATGATAGCTTATGAGCTTGATAGACTGTGTGATATTCTGGAAAGGAAGGGGAAGTAGCTTGGCAAACATCACCATAGATAATGGTAGTAGTGCTTTAATGACTATCGAAAGGAGAAGAGAAATGAGTATTAATCTTAAGAATTGTCCGTTTTGTGGTGGTGACGCACGTCTCAGACATGAGGTACAGTCATATGAGGAGTTATATCCTAACGGTTCAGTAATCAAGTGCGATAATTGCGGAGCAAATGGCCCGTGGTTCCCTGTTAATACAGCTTACAGCAGTGATGAAAAAGCTGCTAAAGCATGGAATAACAGAATTGATTCATTGATATATTTGAAAGGAGAAGAGAATGGACGAAAAACTGAATGAACTTCTGGAATTTATGACTAAAGTACAGGAAGACATGATTAAGCTGAAGAAGGAAGTGATAACGTTGCAGGATGCGGTGATCCAGCTTCAGCTTGCCGAGAAACACCGCTTACTTGAGCGTTTAGGAGAACTTGAGGACTATTTGGATGATCTTGATGGTGATAGGAGGTAATTATATTCTTATGGGAAAATTGGACTTGCGAGATTACCAAATCGAAGCTATTCGGAAAATGAAAAACGGTTGCATTCTCTGTGGTGGCGTCGGTAGTGGTAAATCCAGAACGTCTCTTGGCTACTATTATATTCGTAATGGTGGAGACCTTGAGACTGGCTGTCGCATGCAGAACCCAAAAGACCTTTATATTATCACAACCGCTAGAAAGCGGGATACAATGGAATGGGAGAGTGAGTTGCCATATTACTTACTCTCCACTGACCCGAGTGATCCTCCTTATTTTAATAAGGTAGTAATTGACTCCTGGAACAACATAAAAAAATACACAGACGTGACAAATTCATTCTTTATATTTGATGAGCAGCGGGTAGTAGGCAAAGGCGTGTGGGTTAAGTCATTTTTAAAGATTACAAAATCCAATGAATGGATCCTGCTATCCGCTACTCCAGGAGACACATGGAGTGATTATATTCCGGTCTTTGTTGCAAACGGTTTCTATCGTAATAGAACTGAATTCTGCATGGGACACATAATTTACAAATCATTTTCTTCTTTTCAGATGGTTGATCGTTATATTAATACAGGGCGTTTAATACGTCTGAGAAACCGTATTCTGGTTGACATGAATTTCTTTAGAGCAACCATTTCACATCATGAAGACATTTGGGTTGACTATGATATTTCGAAATACAAGGATGTATGCCGTAATCGGTGGGATCGATGGAAGGATAAACCTATTGACAATGCTAGTGAATTCTGCTTAAACTTGAGACGTGTTGTTAATAGCTCTGAAGCACGGCAAGTGGCAGTTCTTGATATTTTTGAGAAACATCCTAAAGTTATCATCTTTTACAACTATGACTACGAGCTTGATATTTTAAAGAATCTTGTGTATGGTCCTGACGTAGAAATTGCTGAATGGAATGGTCACTATCATCAGGAGATTCCTGAATCTGACAAATGGGTTTATCTTGTTCAGTACAATGCTGGGGCTGAAGGGTGGAATTGTGTGAAAACCGACACAATTATATTCTACTCTATGAACTATTCGTACAAGATTATGGTCCAAGCCTCAGGACGAATCGATAGAATGAACACTCCGTATATGGATTTATATTTCTATCATCTGAAGAGTCGCAGCGGGATTGATCTGGCTATAGCGGATGCACTGAAACGTAAGAAAAAGTTTAATGAGACTAAATTTGCTGGAGGTTAATATTTATGGCAAGACCTAAAAAGGATCCGGATGAGAGAATAGACATTAGAATGTGCTTAAAACTGGACAAAGAAACTGCCGATGAGCTGGATCAAATGTCCGAGCGTTACTGCATGAACAAATCGGAAATTATTAGAAAATTGATCAAATCTAAGTACCTAAACATGCCAAAAATTGACTAAAAATTGGTCATTTTTGTGGCCAAAAATTTTTTGAAAAGTGGGCAAATGGTCAAATATTTTTGGCCAATGCAAAATACCGGTACATACAATTTGCATAAAAAGTGGGCAATTGGCCATTTTTAAAAGTGGATTTGGCCACGAAAAACCCTTGTTTTTAGCGGGTTTGCGGGCATTTTGGTCAAAAACCCACTTTTTTTTATAATTAAACGTGAATTAAAAAAATTTAATTTTATATAATATAGAAAAATTTTTGGCCATTTGACCACAGAGACTAAAAACCTCGTTTACAGCACTTTTTTCTGTTTATATTTTACTCGCACAAATTACATTCCCTTTTATGAGAGAGAAGGAATAAAGGCCCCGTGTCGGGTCTTTAACCCCTTCTCTTTCGTCTGTCTAAAAGGAGGTTCTTATGGGTAAAAAAGAGAGTAAATTCCAGGCAGAGCTGATTAAAGAAATCGGATTGATATTTAAAGACGCGATTGTAATGAAGCTTAATGCTGGATTGAAACAAGGTATTCCAGATCTATTGATATTATGGAAAGATCGATGGGCTACATTGGAATGCAAAAAAAGTGCGAATGCTAAACGACGTCCTAATCAGGAATATTATGTGGACAGAATGAACGACATGTCATTTTCCAGATTTATATTTCCAGAGAATAAGGAGGAGGTTTTAAATGAACTTCAACAAGCATTCGGATCTGAGAGGAACACACGCAACATTCGGCGCAAGTCAAAGCGCGTGGCTTAGGTATGATATTTCGAAGATGATCGATAAGATCCATTCTTCATATCGTACAGTGCTTGGAACTGAGATTCACGAATTTGCAGCCTCTCAAATTAAGTTGTCACATAGACTGTCAAATGTTAAAAGCATAAAAGACAATCTTGAGACCTATTTATATTTCAAATACCGAGATGAGCAGATCGATAACATTTCGGAATATGGTAAAAAGATTATTGATGAAATTAGCTATTTGCCAAAAGAAGTATTTGAAACAGTAAAGACTTATATTCATGATGGCGTGTCGTTTAAAATGACAACAGAACAGCCGTTGGTGTACTCTTTATATTTTTACGGCACAGCAGACTGCATCTCATTTCGAGATAAAGTTTTGAGAATTCATGATTTGAAGACTGGTAGCATTCCGGCACACATTGAACAGCTTGAGATTTATGCTGCTCTTTTTTGTTTGGAATACAACATCAAACCAATTGATATTTCTATTGAACTTCGGATTTATCAGAATGATGAGATTCTTCACCATGAACCAAGTGCTGATGATATTTCGCCGATTATGGAATTAATACGAATACGCGACAAAGAACTTAATAAAGTTTACGGAGGAGTTTAGGCATGGAAAATACTCGTGATGATATTTTAATGCACTACGGAATGCCTAGACGATCTGGGCGTTATCCATGGGGTTCTGGTGAAAATCCGTATCAGCACACAGATGATTTTTTAAGTCGTGTTGATGAACTTCGAAAACAAAACTTCAAATTCACAGATCCCGAAACCGGTAAGACTTATGTTGGTGATATTGCTATTGCCAAATCCATGGGCATGAATTCAACTGAGTTTAGAGCTCGATACTCAGTTGCTAACAATGAGAGAAAACAGTTAATGGTTGATAAAATCAAATCCCTTCAGGCTGATGGATTAAACAATACAGAGATTGCTAGAAAATTAGGACTTGCCGGTGAATCTAGCGTAAGATCACTTTTAAAAGAAAGTTCAGAAGGCAGAAGAACTCAAGCACAGAGAACTGCTGATGAACTTAAGAAGATGATTGATGAACATGGAATGGTTGACGTCGGAAAAGGCCAAGCTTATAAACTTGGAGTTTCAGATACTCGACTTACAGAAGCTCTTTATATTTTGGAAGCACAAGGCTATCCGGTTTATGGAGCTGGAATCCCACAAGTTACAAACCCAGGAAAACAAACAAACATGAAAGTCGTTTGTGCTCCTGGAACAGAACATAAAGAGATTTATCAATTCGACAAGATTTATAATCCAAGCGTTGATTTCGTTTCTCATGATGGCGGAGAAACGTTTGACCCAAAATTTGTATATCCTAAGAGTCTCGATTCTAAGAGATTACAAATTAGATATGCAGAGGATGGCGGTGTTGACAAAGATGGCGTTATTGAACTTAGGCGAGGAGTTGATGATCTTGATCTAGGAGGCAGTTTATATTCTCAGGTTCGAATAATGGTGGATGATTCACATTATTTGAAAGGTATGGCTGTCTATGGAGATAACATGCCTCCTGGAGTCGATGTTATATTTAATACCAACAAATCAAAAGGAACTCCGATGCTTGGACCTAAGGATAATTCTGTTCTTAAGCCGATTAAGAAAGATCCTAGCAATCCTTTTGGTGCATTAATCAAAGAAGGAGTTAATGACCCTGATATTCCCGAACCTCAAATGGGTGGACAGAGCTATTACTATGATAAAAATGGTAAGAAGCAACTATCACTTATAAATAAAACAAGAGATGAGGGTGACTGGAGTCAGTGGTCAAAGAAACTACCATCTCAGTTCTTGTCCAAACAACCAATAAAGCTCGTTAAGCAACAGCTTGGTTTGGAAGCCGCTAATAAGCAGGACGAACTTAATGATATTTTAGCACTCAATAATCCAACCATTAAGAAGAAACTTCTTAAGTCTTTTAGTGATGATTGTGATGCCGCTGCAATTCACCTTCAGGCAGCATCTCTTCCGAGGCAAAAGTATCAAGTTATATTACCATTGAAAAACATCAGCGACAATGAAGTGTATGCTCCTGGTTTTGATAATGGTGAAAAGGTAGCTCTTGTTCGATTTCCTCACGGTGGAACATTTGAGATCCCGATTCTAAAAGTTAATAACCGAAACAAAGAAGGTATTGATATTTTAGGAAAGACTCCAAAAGACGCAATTGGCATTAACAAGAATGTTGCAGATCGCCTTTCTGGGGCTGACTTTGATGGAGATACCGTAATGGTTATTCCTTTGAAGAATAATGATATTCGCTCGACCCCAAAATTGAAAGCTTTGGAAGGATTTGATCCCAAGCTAGAATATAAAGGGGTTCCTGGGAAGTTTAAACCGATGAAAGACACTCAGAAACAAATGGGTGTTGTTTCGAATCTTATTACTGATATGACAATCAAAGGAGCTAGTCAGGATGAAATTGCTAAAGCAGTTAGGCATTCGATGGTTGTCATTGATGCTGAGAAGCATGGTTTGGATTGGAAAAAGAGCGAAAAAGACAATGATATTTCACTTCTTAAGAAAAAGTGGCAAGGCCATTATGATGAAGAGGGAAAATATCATGAAGGTGCGTCTACATTGATATCTATGGCTAAAAGTCAGAAAACTGTTCCAAAAAGAAGAGGTAGTGCAATTATAAATAAAGAGACCGGTGAATTGGAATGGAAAAATGCTAATGATAAGGATTTATATTATGTAGACAAGAATGGAAAGACCAAAATGCGTACTCAGAAGAGTACCAAGATGGCAGAAACCAATGATGCACGTACATTGATATCTGAAGTTAACTCCAAAGTGGAGAATGCTTATGCCGATTATGCTAATAAGATGAAGGCCTTAGCAAATACAGCGCGTAAGGAAATGATATCTGCAGGTAATCTTAAGTATGATGCTTCTGCCGCTAAAACATACAAGAAAGAAGTTGATCATTTGGATGCTCAGCTAAATGAAGCTGAGAAGAATAGACCCTTGGAGAGACAAGCACAGTTAATTGCTAACTCTGTTGTGGCTACTAAGAGAAAAGATGATCCAAATGCAACCAAAGAGCAGGAGAAGAAGTGGGGGCAGCAAGCACTAGTAGAGGCCCGTGCCAAAGTCGGAGCGAAACGGGTGACTATTGATATTTCACCTAGGGAGTGGGAGGCTATACAATCGGGGGCCATCAGTGAAAACAAGCTTTCCAAGATACTGGATCATGCTGACACTGACAAATTGAAAGAAATGGCTACTCCTAGAGGTTACAAAGAGACCATAACCCCTGCTAAGCAGGCCCGTATAAAGGCCATGAAGACGTCTGGCTATACAAGTAGTGAAATAGCTAAGCAAATGGGAGTTTCTACATCTACGATCTCCAAATACCTTTAATTTGTTTGAAGCAGATAGGCATTAACACAAAACCCCCCTGACAAAACAATAAACTAGTCCCAAACATCCATAAGTACCTCTTTTTGTTAATGTCTATCTGTTTTCTTTTATCAAACCATTTGTCTATGTTAAAGAAAGGAGTACAATCAAATGTCTGCAACAGAATACAGATTGACAACATATGACAATCCGTTTGACCCTTTTGATGAATTTGACAAATGGTTCATGTTTGATCTTGAACATGGATACAACACTTGTGGCTATTTGGCAAGAATTGCTAATTCATCTGGGTCTATGTCGGATGAAGAAGAAGCCGAAGAAACCAAGAATGCTATAGATGAAATAATAAAGTACGACTATGCAAACATATACAGAAGGGTAGAAAAGGGTAAGTTCCACCCCCCTACACAGGAAGAGATACAAAAACAAAAAGAGTTTATGGGAATTGCTTAAATCAATTCTTTTTACATTCTAAAATGAGACAAAATCCAAAAATTAAACATTTATTAGTCAAATATGCATAGGGATATGCGACATTGATAGAAAAAATTAAAAAAAGTATGTGATAAAAACCGCGTGTCACGACAAAATCGTAAAAAGGACACATATAAATATAAAAATAAATAGCCGCCACCTATAAGAATACATGTACATAGGGGGGGTCGTCTAAAAAACACCCCCTCCCCATATCGCGCCGGTCTTTAAAATTTCTCCGGAGGGATTTTTTGTAAAAGCATTTTACATTATTTAAAAGCATGTAGGGTTCATTGAAATTTGTGAGTTGGTTTTTCTCTTCTCCTT